TCCCAAGTACCTTGATCGTTTATTAATGTTAGAGCTGCATCCCAACTATGGGATTGAACCTTAAGAGCTACACCGGTGTTAGCTGTTGGTTCATAAACATGCAACTTAGCTGTAGGGCCTGTTAACCCGATTCCTACGTTTCCAGAATTATCTATAACCATACGTTGAGCCATATCAGCACTCGAACTTGGTTGTGTATAAAAAGCTAAACCTCCTCCAAATGTACCGTTTCCAGCGTCTTTAATACCGTATATACCACCTGTTACCCTTAAACTGGAAGTATCTGACCACCATTTTTGAGCAAAAACAATTCCATTGCCAAGTTGACCTGGGGATGCATTAGCGGTTGTATGATTTTCTATTCTTATAGAATTATTTACACCAGTTAAATCAGCAGTAGTTGGGCCTGATACAGTTAATTTACTACTAGGCGAAGTAGTCCCAATTCCTACGTTACCGCCGTTGAAATATGAATTACCATTTGTGTTTATTAGCACCTTTGCATTACCACCAATTTGATACATAGCCATAAAAGGATAACCACCATCATTTTCTATATATGTTGCTAAACCACCTGAAGTTCGTGTTATAAACAAAGCATCTGTACCTTTAACATCTAATTTAGCCGCAGGCGATGTTGTCCCTATTCCTAATCTTCCAGTGCTATTTGTATAAACCATCTGATGAGTAAAATTCCCACTACTATTATATGCTTCAAAACTTAAATAATCTATACTAGAACTAGAGCCATTAATTTGAAATGCTGAAGAATTAGAATCATATATTGCACCAGTTGCTGTATTTCTATTAAATCCAATCCTACCACTATTAGCATTTTGAATTTTTAAATTTCCAATTTTAACGCTTCCTGATACTTCAAGCTTTTCAGCAGGGTTAGTCGTTCCAATCCCGACTTTTCCACCCTTTAACGTCATTGTATCTGTGTAAGCACCATCTGTAAACAACATTGAATCATTAGAAGCGTCGTGCTGTATCTTAGCTTTTACACTATCAGATTCTTCAAAAAATATTGTGGCATCTGCATTAGAAGCATTTGCATTTATATATAAATTTGTATTACCAGCATTAGTTATTTTTATATGACCACCTGATACTTCAAGTTTTTCAGCAGGCGAAGATGTTCCTATTCCTACGTTGCCACCATTGAAATATGAAGTGCCATTTGCTAACAATCTTATTTTTTCAGAACCATTTAACGATAAATTTAAAAAGCCATTATCTATGTCAGCACCACTTGTTCCAAAAGCACCTATTTTAATTAAATCATAATCAGCACTTGATATTTCTAATCTATCACCATCGCCTACAATGTGAAGTTTTTCAGCAGGCGAAGATGTTCCTATTCCTACGTTGCCACCATTGAAATATGAATTACCGCCAGTAGATAATCTAATTTTTTCAGCCTCAGATGCATCATACATACTAAGCATTGAACCATTACCACTTCGCCCAACACTAAAATTAAATCTTTGTTCACCATTATCAGCTCTAAATCTAACATTCCTATCAATACTATTATCACCAGTGGCTGAATTTGTTAGTACGTCTAATCTAGCTGTCGGCGAAGTTGTTCCTATACCAACATTACCGTCTCTATCAATACGCATTTTCTCGGTATTACCAACTCCTGCTTTGTATGTTTTAAAAGCTATATCTCTACCATCAACACTATTAGCATTATTATTATGAACCCCTATACCTCCATCTCCATTGTTGAAAGTTAAGAGACATCCATCACCTCCTCTAATATCAATATTACCATTTACAGTAAACTTTTGATATAATGCAGTATGCCCAATACCTACTTTTCCAGAACTATCAATACGCATTTTTTCACTTCCACCTGTATATAATCTAATACCACCAACTGAGCCATCGCCTGCCCTTAATTGTAATAAACCACCATTTCCACTTTCATTACCTGATATATGAACAGATGCACCCCTTGTATCTCCAGAAGCACCACCACCACTAATAATTATTTGCGCATTATCTGAGCCATCAGCAGTATTTGATAAAATTGTAGCATTACCATTAAATTGCATATTTCCAGAACTGTCAATACGCATTCTTTCTGTTGGTGAACCACCACTTGTTGTCCAAAAAGCTAAATCAGTTGGATTATTACTTGAAGCAGTGTTTATAGCTTGTATTCCAGCACCACCTTTAAATTCAGAATCTCCTCCTAAACTTGTGGATGTTGCTCCAAAAGATATACCTGTTTTTTTAGGGTAAGAACCTCCTGTTCCAGTATTTACATTTATTGAGACATCATTTGTTGCGTGATATAAACTTAATTTAGCATCAGGCGAAGTAGTACCGATTCCTACGTTTCCAGCATTTGTAATACGCATTCTTTCTGAATATGTACCTGTAAAAAATTGATAATTTCCATTTCTTGCATAATATCTCATATCAATACCATTGTTGGTATTTGCTCTATCAAGACATTCAAAACTAACATTATCAGAACCTGTGGTTACATCTAATTCAGCATCAGTTTGTTTAACTACAAATTTAGCTAATGGCGAAGTCGTTCCGATTCCTACGTTGCCGCCTAAAGGATTTAACAATAATTTAGCGGTAACTTGATTTGTTGTATATTGACCTTGTATCCATATTGAGGGTGTGCTTGGGTTTACACCAAACATCATTCTTAATCCACTTGCGCCAAAATTACCTATACCTATTATAGAATTAGCAGCAGTTGTTGTATATGTTGCAGAAGGGTCACCACTATTTCCATTAATATTTAATTTTGTATCAGGCGAAGATGTTCCTATTCCTAGATTTCCTGAACTGGTTAGTCGCATACTCTCACTGCCATTAGCTTCCCATTTATGGTAGGAAGGGCTTATATAATAACCATCACTTCCATCACCATTTTGTAAATACAATCCATTAGTACCACCTCTAAAATAAATTATATTATTTGTGTGTAATACTGCTGTTGCTGTTGCTATACTTCCGCCAGTAAATTGTACACCACTACCTGCTATAATTTTACCTGTAAAAGTTACATCTGCTCCTCCTATAGTAAGTCCACTTGTTGTAGTTTGTAGATAACTATGCTCAACATCATTTTTTTCAAAAAGTATTTGTTTTGCATCTGCGGTATCGTCTCTTGATAAAGTTAAATATCCTGGTCCAAGTTCGGCGCCGTTAATATCTCCTAATGAAGCACCTACTCCTGCCACAGATGTTCTATTAATTAAAAATGCAGTTCCTTTGACTGTTCCTGCAAAAGTCGCACTACCATCTACTTGACTAAATGTTTGAAAATCTGTACCGCTTGAATTTCTAAAATGTATAACTGCTCCAGCACCCGTGTTACTAGGTGTTTGTAATAATGTTCCTAATGATGTATTTGAAAATAATGTATTTGTGTCACTTGCGCCTTTAATCCAACCATTAACTCTTACATTTCCTGCGAAAGTTGCGTTTCCAGAACTATTAACAGAAAAAGCACTTGTTCCCTGACCTGCGGCTTGACTTCCATATCTTACATCTAAAATATTTCCACTTCCTGCTTGTTGTATATATACTGCTGTATTACTACTGTTTCTTGTTAGTAAAGAATAATCAGTTGAACCAGTTGTGGTTCTAAATCCATTTGCTTGTACAATAGCATTTGAAACAACATCACCTGTAAAAGTTCCTTCACCTGTTACACTAACACCTGTGTTTGTGGTTTCAAATTTTTTGCTACCATTATAATATAAATCTACTGAGCCATCTTCCGAAAACTCAGCCATAAATTCATTATTAGCGCCCTGTAAGTATATATCATTTGATGATTTTATAAATAAATCACCTGTACCTGTTTCGTTTATATAACTATGGCTACCATCGTGATATATTTCTAGGTCTTTACCGCTACCCATAAAAATCTTTGACTTATCTGGGAATATTGTAGCTCCTAATGTATCTGTATTATTTGTATCGGTTCCAGAAAGGTAGAAGTAATTTGCTAAATTACCATCCCCACGATCAGCTTGAAAATATACGTCATTATTATCTACTTGTTGTTTAATGTAAAGACCACCGGTATCATTTTCTATATATGAGTTACTGCCATCGTGATATATTTTTAAATCTTCACCAGTGCCTAAACTTAATATTGAATCATCTGTAAAGTTTACATTTCTATCAACCGTATTAGGTACATCATTTACTCTACCAGCGCCGAATACTTCAATTAAACCATTTGTGGAATGTGATTTAATTACGATACCAATTTTTTGTATAAGATTACTTGCGCCAGTTGGTTTTGTATTAGTAAATTCACCCAGCACATCTGATACATACAATTCATCACCTATACTAAATGAATTTGTTGCAATACCTGAAACACTTCCAAGCATTACGCATTCGCCTTCTGCATCAACTGCTAAGGTCTCGTTTAATACACCAATAGCAGGCATTTTGCTGCTATCGTTATTATCGGCTCTAATTATTTCGATTACATTCCCAGAAGGAGGGTTTGCGCTGGGAGACGCGTGTACGACAGTACCTTTAGATAATGATATGCTGTCTTTATTTTTTACAGTAAAAATTACACTCCTAGTTTCATCAGCAGCGTTATCTATGAAGCTTAAAGTTCCAGCTCCATCTGTTTTTATTATCTGGCCAGACGTTCCGTCAGCCGAAGGCAATGTATACTGGTCGTTTACATTAATATTGCTAAGAAATCTTTTAGCCATAAATTAAATTTTATCCTATTTTAGTTACAAGAACTCTAATGTCGTTTGATGCAGGTATTGAATTGCTACTAAATGATACTGTCAATGCGTTTGTATTTGTTCTTACTACATCTGCATAAACTGTATCATAAGTACTATTATCATACAATTGAACCGTCACATCTCTACTACCTAAATTGTGTGTTACTGTATACGATGTATTTGACCCATCACCAATAGATGTAACATATGTTGTGGGAACTTTATAAGTTGTTAAAGCAGGAGTTCCAGCATGATTGTACGCTTGGAATTCCCAATCATCATCAGCTTCATTCCATCTAAATTGAACATTTGCCCCAGTTCCTCTTTCAATCTCAATACCCGCGTTTTCACTTGGTGTTCCAGTTACATCACTGTTTAATGTAATAATATTATCAGCAATATTTAATTCAGTATGATTTATTTCTGTAGTAGTTCCCTCAACAGTTAAATTACCTCTAATTGTTAAATTTGTATCATTATCTGAATCACCAATATACACTGTATCTCCTGAATTGTATGACGCTAATAAAGTTGCTAATTCTGCTTTTGTTAATTGATCAGGAAATTCAACTGTTTTTGTATTAACAGCAGTAACGTGACCTGTTGATGATGTTGTAATTCCGTCTACAACAGTAAAGCTATCCCCATCGTTATTGCTTAAATCATTGCTTGTTGTATTTGTTCTAGTTACAGCAGAATGATCAACCCTTAATGTGTTTGTTAATGCTGTTGTTTGTAAATCTGTACCACCTGCAATTGTAAATGTTTCAGAATCCAAATCAATAGCCCCTGTGCCAGAATCGCCAGCATAATCTAAATCTTCTGCTGTAATTTGTGTATCTACATAATCTTTTACCGCTGCCGATGTTGGTAATGTTGTGTCGTTATCATTTGAAGCAATATCTTCTGCTTGTGTAATAACTAAACTGCCGTTTAATTTTGCAAATGTAATACCGGCGTCTTTTATTTTCACAGCTCCATTACCATCTGTATTTGATAATTCAATCGTGCTGTTATCAACAGTAACTTCTATTTCATCCGCGTTTGCGGTAATACCATCCCCACCAACAACATTTATTGTTTGAGCGTGCGCGCCATTTGTTGTATTAACAGTTCCAGTTAAACCATTTCCTGCTGTTATATTTATACTTGTAATATCACCACCTAGATCAACCCACCCAGCCGAAGTGTATAAATAAATTGTATCATCTGTGCTATGATAATATATTTGTCCTTCTACTGGATTTGAAGGAGCAGCGCTTAATTTATGAATTACTGGTAATTGTAATTCATTTTTATTAAGATTAATATGTGTTAAGTATTGTAAAGCCATGTTTTATTAGTTTGCGTATATTGTTCCAGTAAAACTAGATGTTGTTGTTACTGTTATTTGTGTTGTTGAGTTGTGTTGTATATCTGCTACAACTTCAGTCCCTGCTGAATCCACAAGAACCACTGTTGGTCTTTTTCCTAAATTATGATTTACCTCCTGGCCAACGCCTGCAGAGAAAGTTATATCGTTTGAAACAAAGTTTTTATCTGATTGACCTTTATTAGATAAAGACATTGTGTAATATTTGTTGAGTACTAATCCATCGTTGCTTTCTAAATGTGAAATAGACATAACAGAAAAATTAGTACTTCCCGCTTGTGTTAAGCCATTAAAAACAAAATGGCCAAAATTATTTTTATTATCTGTTTGAGATATAATAATATTTTGCCCAACTAAATAATCTAATAAATCTTTTATGTTCTGATTTGACAAATCACTATGCGAAACCGTAATTTTAGAAATCGTGCTAAACGAAGGGCCACCTGTTGTTAAATTTAATGATCCGTAAGAATTACTTGTGTTATATTGAAAAGTTAATAAATCCCCTATGTTTAATAAACCGGAATCGTTAACTAATTGTATTACATCACTAAGTTTAAAATTTTTAGTACTGCTACCAGATGAATCTGTTCCTATTACTTTATCGTTTTTAGAAACGGTATTATCTAAATTATAAGTACTAATTCTAGCCATTAAATTTTATTTTTTAAATAAGCTTGTTGCCTTTTCTGTTGTACGCCCACCGAAATAAGCTAAAACAACGGACATCATAACTTTTTCGAAAGTATCGTTCCATGTTTCACCTATATGGAATGGTATCGACTCAACACTATCCAATATTCCAGCTAATGAGAATATAACAATACACCACACTAAAACTAGTGGGCGTACATTTTTCGAAAGCCAGGAATCTGACATGGAATCCGCTTGCCACCTTGAAGTGATGCTTTCCATTTCTTTATTTTGTTGTTCAAATATAAGCTGTTGTAATTTTATTTTATCTTCGCTGCTTGCGTCAGATTTACCTATTGCTGCTATAGCTTCTGCCGGGGTTGAAGCGCCACTAATTAGATTACCTAAAGTAGGGTTAACTAATGAAGCCGCACCAAACAAAAGTTTACCTACAGTAGTTTCTGCAAATTTCTTTTTTGGTTTACTCATCTTTTTTTCATTTTATATGGAACAATCTTATTCAATGCATTTTGCCTAGCTTCACAACCACACGGTATGTTTAAACCAGATGATACTTTATCAACTACACGTTTTATGCCTGTAGCTTTAGTAAACTTTGCTATTGAATCCCCTAAACCTCTACTTTCCATTTAACAATTCCATTTTCTTCTAGCAGCTCTACCTCTTTCAGATTTCCATCCTTTTGATCTTGCACAAAACGATTTACGTCTTTTAGCGGCTTTGCTTCCTTTCTTTAATTTAGAAGGAGGTGTTGTTACCGCTGTTTTAAGTTTACTGCCTGGGTTATCTCTTCTGTATTTAGCTACACCTTTAGCAGTCATTCCACCACCGGCTTTTTTACCAGTACCGCCTTTTTTGTTTACTTTTTTATAGTAACCTAAAGATTTTTTTCTTGATGGTGCGTTTTTACTGGGCATAACTATTTTTTCTTTTTCTTTCTTAATTTAGCAAAATCAGCGCCAGTAATTTTATTAAACGGTGGCGCCATTTTAGCTATTCTAAGTTGGTTAGCAGTTAATTTTTTTTTCATTTTTTTCCGTAGGATTTTTTCTTTGACATTTTTTTGTAGGACTTTTTAGTTTTAAGTCCACCACCTTTTTTACTTTTTCCTGGCATAATTATCTGTTTTTATCTTTGATCATATCATCTATAGCTTTATTATAAACTTTATCTGTATACGATCGGTTATTAAAAAATTTACTTCTTGTTCCTGTTGGTAAGTCTTCTTCTGCAAGCATTATACGATATATTCGTTTAATTAATTGCTTACATTTAAAACTTGTTTTGTATATTGTGTATTTTTGAGTAACACGATTTCTTTCTCTCCAAACATCAATCCAACCATCTCTTCTTAATCTTTCCCATCTGTCTTTATCCCAACTATAGGTATACACCCCATCAATAAATTCATTACGTGTAAATCGGTCTTTGCAATCTAAATAAATAAGTAACTCAAGATCTGCATCTTTTATATTATAAGTTTTACAGGCCCATTTACGAATGAGCCTGTAGTATTTTAATAAATTTAAATCTTTTATGTTATCTGCACTTAATCTCATTCCACAAGTACAATATCCCCTAATTTTAAAACGTAATATAGTTTGTCATTTAATTCTATACCATGACCGGCCATTTTGTCGTAATGTACTATATCATTTTCATTAAGGTTTTCTACTAGATTACCAGCAGATATAACTTTACCTTTTAAATACCTAACGTCTTTATTTTGATCTTCAGTAAGTTCTAAACCTCCAACTTTCTTTGGTGCTTCTTTTATTTTTTCTATGACTACGTAGTAATTAATTGCTTTCATCTAATCGAATATTATTAATTACACAATCTGCAGAAAAAATAGTATTAACAACACTTACTGCATTTTTAAGAGCTGTTTTAGTCACAAGAACAGGATCAATAACACCTTCTTTAATCATATCAACAACTTCTCCGTTGATTACATTTATTCCTTTACCTATGTGCCCAGATTCTTGATATTCTAAATTTGCATTTTCAAGTATAGTAGTGTATGGTGATTTTATTGCTTCAAGCAAAATAGCTTCGCCATCACTTTCAGGTCTTATGTTATATGAAGCATCTAATAGTGCAACACCGCCGCCTGGAACAATACCTTCTTGCAATGCTGCTTTAGTAGCATATATTGCATCCTCAACTCTATCTTTCTTTTCTTTTAACTCAACTTTTGAATTAGCACCAACTTTTATAATAGCAACGTATCCATTTAACATTGCTAATCTTTGTTGTAGCTTTTTCTTAAAGTAAGGGTTCTTTTCTTCTTTTATTTTGTTTTCAACTTTTTCTATTCTTTCATTTAGAATAGGACCTTGATCCATTATAGTTAAGACAGTATTTTTATCGTCTGTAACAGACTTTATTGCTTGCCCTAATATATCAGGTTGAATTAAATCTAAATCATCCCCTAACTCTTCGTTTATTACCTTTGCTCCGGTAAGAATCGCAAGATCTTCAGTTGTGTCCTGTTTAGTAGGCCCGAATCCAGGTAAGTCAATCACATTGACTTTTATATTGCCTTTAACTTTATTTGCTAGCAATGCTGCTAATGGCTGCTGTTCTACGGTTGCTACAATAAGCAGACTTCTTTTTTCTTTGATTACAAACTCTAGTACATTCTGAATTTTACGAATGTTGGGAATTGGAGAAGAAACTATCATTACGTACGGGTTATCTAGTTCAGCTTTTCCTTTATCCTTATCTGTTACAAAGTATGGCGATTTGAGTCCACAATCTATTTGTGTGCCTTCAACAAACTCAACGTTTGTTTTTTCGGTCTCAGACTCTTCCATAAGGACCACTCCGTCCTTACCCACTTTCGAATATGCTTGCGATATAATCTTTCCGAGGCTTTTATCGTTATTACAACTAATTGAACTTACATTTTCTAACATGTCTCCTTTAACGTCAACTGCCTTATCAGTAAGTTCTTTATTAACTTTTTCTAATCCCCTTTCTATCCCCTGCTTTATATCTCTTATATTGTTTTTGTCTTTTGCTTTATTAGCTAAATTCAAAAGCGAATGAGCAAGGACGGTAGCTGTAGTAGTACCGTCACCTGCTTCTTTCACTGTGTTTTTGGCAGCCTCTTTTATAAGGGTTGCTCCCATATTTTCGACCGGGTCAATTAAGACTACGCTTTCCGCAACGGTTACTCCGTCTTTTGTTATCACCGGTCTTCCGAGAGCGTCCTCGTAAATTACGCATTTACCAGAAGCGCCGAGGGTTGATTTAACTGCTTTAGTTAATTTATCAACACCTGCCATTATTTTTGTTCTAGCATCTGTTCCGAAGGACAGATCCTTTACTATCTCACTTGGGTTATTATATTCCATTTAATTAAATTTTTTAGTATAAGTGGTTATTTGAAGGTTTTTACTACTTTAGGTCCTTTTAAAAACTCTAGCTTTTTTGTATAATGAGATATACTCCCATCAATTGCAGCCTCGCAGCTTTCTAAAGTTTCACGCCTGGTTACATCGATCCATTTTTCTTCATTGTTTAGATCTTTGTATTCGGCCTGGAAAAATCCATTAGGTAGTTGAACAATACGCCAGTTTTCTTTCTTAGCGATGTGCTCCCAAAGAGTTCTGGTTTCTTCGGATATTCCTTGGGTACTGTTGTTCCCCCAGGAATAGGTTTTGTAAAAATAAGTCATTGGTTTTGGTCTTATGTTACTATAATTACGTAATTGTCAGGTGTTTTAACTTGGCTTGGAGGTTATACCGTAGTAACCCCATTGTTGACCTGGACTTGAATCAGATATATCTCCGCCTGTAGCGGATAATTGCATGACAGAAGATTGTGCTACTGATGGTAAACCTCCACTTCCGTTTGTATACGAATTAAAACTAAAAGAATCAGAACTGTAGTCAGTGTATGTATTTAAAGCAGTCCCAGAAGACATTGTTGCAGATGTTATTGTGAAACCACTACCCAAAGCCCCTGTAGATATATCCCCATCACTTGTCCTAATTTTAAAATAGTCATGTCCTGCATTTATGCCTATATCCATGTCAAATGAAAATCCTGCATAGAGATAATCTCCCTGCACATATAAACTAGATATACCCTTACATTTTGCATATCCCGGCCAATTTCCATCTGTAGAGCCATTTATATTAATTCTTTTTATCCATTGAAGTGTACCGCTGGAGTTAAATTTTGCAATAGCAATTCTAAAGTCATTAGTATCGGTACCCACTAAACTATCTCCCCCTGCATAATCTTTTTGATCCATATGCCCACTATCATAAAATATATCGTTTGGGACAAAATTAGTTTTTCTAAATTCTTGTTGGGTTGCTACATATACATTATTACTACCATCTAAGGCTATTTGTTTCCAAACGTAAGATTCTGAATCTTCCCCTGTTGCAAACAAATTTAATTTATATATTTTTTTCCAAGTTAAACTAGAGCCATTTGTTTTTAGTACAAATGCTTTGTATTGTGATGTTCCTGCCGAAGTTCCAGTTATTCCGCAAATGTAAGAATCGCTTCCATTAACAGCAACCCCTTGGGCAACAGTATGGTCATCACCGAAAATTAAATGTTTAGAATAAACTAAACTGGGGCTTGTAATCAAAGCAGCACCTCTGTTTTTATTTTCACTACTTATTGATGTGGTAACATTCCCTACGGCTACTACATTTGTAGAATTAGCTGCAACATCTCTAAAGGCAGTATATGGTGTTGATGAAGAATTTATAGTCCAAACTTTTGCACTACTATTACTCCAAACATTAGAGGATGTTGCGTTAGCTGCTGTTTGTGAACTAAATTGTATTCTGTACAAAAAAGGGTGGTATTTTTTAGTTGTGTATCTAGCGTAGTCGTCAAAAACTTGTCCAGCTATATAACAATTAGATACACTGTTTGCGTATGCGCTAGCTACGGATGGTTTTGCGTACCTAGAAGTGAACTTTAAAGGTTGTGTTTGTAAAGAGTTTTTTTCGAATTTTTTTGTAAAATGTTCAAATAAAAATAATTGCGGGTGATATACACTGCTTTTTGTTTGCAATGCATTTTTAACTGCCCCAAATCTAAAATGGTCCAAAAAATTATTCGTATATATATCTGCTGGTTTTGTATCTACCCAAAATATATGAGTAGGGGTAGCTGGGACATCAATCCAGCACATGTCCGATATTATGTTATCCGTACTTTCATTCCAATTCCAAACCGTGGCTATTTGTTTAGCAGGTGCGTAAACACCACTTAAACCTGTTTCGCTGGAACTAAATATACCCGCTGTACCGTATTTATCTGTTAAACCTATTGCTGGCTTGTGATTGTTATCATCTGAATTATATAACCCTCCGCCTGTATAAACGTACTCTTGTGTATCAACAATTAAAGAGTGATCGCCAACACCGTTGTATTTTAAATTAAATCTATAATATTTGTCGGTCAATGAATCTCCTCTAGCTTTTAAATAACTTCCGGATGTTTCATATTTTCTTACATGCTCAAAAGTAGAGCTATACGGTTGATATGGATCTACGTTTAATGTAAATGCTTCATTTGTTGTACTATTTGGATCGCTACTCGATCCGCAATTTTGTATACCGTACCAAGAGCTGCCTGTCCAATATCTTTTTTCAGTCCCGTTAGAATACCATCCAGCTGCTCGATTAGTTGTTAACGACGTATTAGAATGTATATCTAATGCAGACTTAACCGGATCAGTTTTATAAAAATCTTGGAACCAATCGCAATAAACTGTAACATTGCTCGCGGTGCATACAGCAGATGTCGAGGAGCTGTACTTTAATGTGTAACTAACATATGAAGGGTTAGAACTGTAATCGTGGTCGTATTCATAGAATTCACCCATGCCGTGTTCTGCAACCCCATTTGGTTTGTGGAAGCTTGATGTATTAACCGCGTCAAAACCCCCATCTGCTGCGTGGGTTGATAAATTTTTTAAACTTACACTGGTAGGTTGAGTGCTTGTACTGTCGTAGTTATCATGTACAAATTCTTTAGCAATCTTTCCTAAATGCAATGGTCCATCTTCAGGTACTCCCATAATCTATTCTTTTTTAGTTCCATTACCAAAGTTACCCCTGTTGTTCTTTACAGAAGTAAACCTCTTTGTTCTGTGATCGTAGTCTTTGCCCTTTAGATTAACGCCACGTTTCTTTGCTGCCTTACGCTTTTTTTGATTCTCAGCCTTCATCTTTCTTCTTCTAGGTGTCATCGCAACTTTCTTATCTCTTGCTTTCTTAGCAGCTTTTGCTTTCTTACTTAGTTTTTGTGCCATACGTATAATATCACTTGTTATACCTAATTATTAATAACGTGACGTTAGGTAGCTACTTATATACCTTTACAGGCTAATGTCGTATAGGGGAGTAATGGGTTACACCACCGTATTACCCTTGTATACCTTATAATAAAATCAACTTATTTTACCCCACCCCCCTACCTTTTTAAAATTTTCTTATAAAGTTTTTACCTTTTACAAAGTTACTACGTAGTTATATAGATATTATAAGTGTAAGTAAGTATAACAATTAAAATTAAATAAAATGAGTAAATTAAATGAGACTTTAAGTAAACTAAGTAAAGAAGAATTAAGAGAAATCTTTCCACCAATTCACAGAAACAATTTTGTAGTAAGAAAGAGTTGGTTAGGTAGAAATCAAATCATTACCTTTATCAATAACAAACATGAACAAGTCACCTACAATCACGACGAAGTATTAAAAGTAATGTTACCTAAACTAAACATTTTACCATGCTGGATTAAGCGAGGTTATTGGTCTCAGTCTACCGACATGCCAAGTAATGTTAGAAGTAAAGTAATTGAAAGAATTAATCTACTAGAAAACAGTGACAATAGCTAGTTACTAATTAACCTTAAGTACCTTATGTCACACTTTTTGCGGTGAGTGAGGTACAGGGTTACAACTGTAAACAATTTTACAATAGTAAACAAATAACCTACTTTGCAAATGCTATACAACTACAAAGTAAATACGAAGTGAAATGGATAATATAAGTGTAATAAATAAATAATAATAAAATGAAATTAAATAAAATATATAAAGAAATCAACGAAATAGGTACTTATACTAAACCTAATGAAATTCAAAGAAAAAGATTAGTAGAGTTAATTGCAATGATACCAATTTCTAAATACGATAGAGTAAGATAATATGAAAAAAATACTATACACCTACGACGAAAATAAGTTAGAAACATTAACTAAAAAAATGTTTGGCGAACAATATACTTTCAGTAAAATGAGTGAAAGAGAAAAAGGTATGATAAAAAACGAATACAATGATATATACAGATAAACTAGGTAACGATATGACTTGGGCAATTTTAAAGCAAATGTCCGGTGAATTAACTAGGTGGGATATAATTGGAATAATTGAAACTCACAAACTAAACACGAACACTAACGGATAATATAATTGAATATGGAAACAACATTTGAAAGTTTAATGGAAGAAATAGGATTTCACCTAACACAATACGACAAAGAAAATATAGACAAAGATGATTTAATCAATGCTATACAACAGGTACACGAATTTTATAATACCACAATAACAATATGAAAAAAAATAAGCAATACTATGTATGTAAGTCGATGAAGGAACTTCTCGCATTCACCAAAGCAAAGAGAAAACAAAGAGCTCACCAACACTATGAAATGGCAAAAGCATATGGTCCTTGTAGTGGAATGGGTAACAGAAGATACAAAGTAAAGCAAAAATCCACGTTTCTAAAAGGTAAATCATATGCTTATAAAGGTAGATGGAATTACTACGCGGTGGATCCAAATGGACATTACAAACTAAATACGAACTAAATCGGATAATATAATAAATTAATAACTATGATAAAAGCAATATTCTTTTCAAAAATGAGTGACTACAAAGTGGTCGACGTAATACTAAAAATAGTTCTTGCAGGATTATTTATAATGTGGGTGCTAGGTATGGCCCAATTGCTATACCACCTTGTAACTGACCCATCATCAATTGAAAATGCAACCTTTGGAATCTTTGACACACTATAATATGGAATTTAAAGACTACCCTCAACACTTAATTGACGCTAAACTACAAGAATGTCTTGACTACGAAGCGAAATACGGTAAAATACCACAAGTAACTGCTGTAAAAAATTGGTGTAAAAGCTATGAATACCGTAAAAACGAGTGGGAATGGAGACAAAATGTTGCGAAAAGTATAAAACCTAATGTAAACTATTTAAAACCTTATTATGAGTAAAATGAAAATTATGGAAGAAGTTGCCGACGTGCAGGTAACTTACATTATAGAAACATTGTATGACTCTATTGCATGGGCAATGGACGGAATTGAAGAGTTTGAAAAATTAGACGACGAAGCATTTAACACGGTGCACAGTGCTATACAAACCTTGACTATCGAGAAACTTCACGCTGGATATGTACCTGCGGAAGATTATACAAACTAAATACGAACTCAATTGGATAATATATTTGTATGAAAAAATGTAAATGTAAAAATATAATACCAATCGGAAGAGTAAAACTAGGCTACAATACCTGTATTAATTGCAGTACAACTCAACAATACAGTTACGTACCTATAATTGCAAACAAACAAGTACTTGAGGTGCAAATTGTATCTCAAGAAGTAAGTGCTGCGGTGCATAAATCGTGGCGTAGAAAGTGAGAAATAGGAGACAATATATGTATGTGGTGCCGACTATCGACGGATATAAGCGAGCGTACGGAAGTGTATTACATATTGCGTCACACTAACTCACTTGAGAGGTGGCGGCCTACTGGTCACGTTAGGTAGATCGGTACATTGTACCAGTACGAAACAGAAAGTGTGGATAAATGACAATACTAGTTAACTACCAGTCCACAACTTCTACCTCTCATAAGGCGGGATAGAGCAGTTGGTAGCTCGTCGGGCTCATAACCCGAAGGTCGGAGGTTCAAATCCTTCTCCCGCAACTAATGAAATATCCGAATGCAAAGAAACATTTTTATGTGTCAATTCTGAAGAGTGTAGTAAGAATCGGCGGGTATACGCTAATACCTTTCAATATAACAGCGGCATGTATTACACTGGTTATCAGTGAGTTAATCGGTATAATTGAAGAGTTAGTTTAATACAAACTAAACACGAATACAATTGGATAATATAAATGTAAACTAAATAAAATTAAATTATGAGCAAATCACTTTACCACAGGTTATTTCCTGAATTGAAAAAAAATTTAAATGCAAATGCGAAACAATACGAAACCGCAAAACACTTAAAGTACAGATTAATGAGCCACACAGCGTGGTATCAATTAACCATTGATGACGTCAGACAGTTGCAAACTTGGGCAGACTTCTACGACAGATCAGTTGAATCTGTGCTATACGGCGATAACATTATCAAAAAGTAATGACATTAAACGAACGCGCACACGACAAAATCTGTGCAAAAATATTTGCCCTTGAGTGGGAAGTATCAGATAAACAAAAAGAAATAGATGACGGTACTGCAACTAGGTTTATACCTATTGATCTACACAAATCTGTTCTTAAAAGCATGAAACGTGAAAAAGAATTATACGAATATATACTAAAATTAATATTAAATGAGCACAAGAAACCTCACAATGATCGTAAATCGGTCAGCAGCAAAACAATTTGAGCAAGGCTTTGCAGTCGAACCCAAAAAAGTAAACGACGATAGCTATGTAAACATGTACATACACCATGACGGTTACCCTTCATGGCGTGGCGTAGAGCTAGCTAACTGGGTAAACTACATACAAAAAGACCAAGGCTTCACTCAGTTTGGAGATGGTTCTAGAATTGCAAGTCATCTAGTACACGATTTTCATTATAACAGTCAATACCTATATCCTAGTGTTGAATCAATTGATCACCAATACACATGGATAATATGGGTTGGTAAACCTGATGTATGGATAAGTTGTTGGGACAACTACGAAAATAAAAATATATTTGTCGGTAGTCCTGATAGTTTAATTAAAAAATACAGCGAACCCGGTATGGAATATACACAGTGGAAAGAAGAAAAACTATGTAAAGAAAACTATTTAACAAAGAATATATGAAAGAAAATAAATTACCCAAATGGTTTAATGGAACCGTATACAATCAAGGCGATAGTGTAACAAATCCATTCTCTGGCGAAAGCTACGAACTTAACAACTTAGAATTAAGTATGTACGACTTTGTTATGGGGTGTGCAATGATACCCTCAACAAATTTAAATGACTCTGTAATCAAAAATTGGCAAGACGGTTTGTCATGGTTCAGAACAAATAACCCTAAAGCCTACATGGTATTACTAGATTAATATGGAAAAGATATACAAAGAAGATATGCACGACGTTACACCTGAAGAGGCAAAGACTTGGATACTAGAGTATTACAATTCTAAAATTACAACTGACTATATGGGAACCAATACTTGTGACTATATATTTGAATCTGTATACACTGCAGACTCTTATACGGTTTACTGGGCCCACGCTAATGATGACTACGGTTTTAATCCTGAAAATGTATACTATTATGCTACGGGTATGGTTGAAGACATCATCGGTTGTGTTAAAGACGGTCTTGATATATTCATTGATGAAGAAATTTATGATGAATTATATATTGACGATTTACTTCATGAGCAATATATAATAGTGCAAGACAAAATTGAAGCAGAAAAAGAATTAAACGATACAGACTAAACACGAACTTACACGGATAATATTAATATATGACAGACGACGAATACAAAATGCTATACCGCCGAATACGCACCGATTTATACAATGAGTTTATAAATCCTGAAACGGCAACTTACGGACTTGATGTCGTGCGACAACAGGACCCTAAAGAATTCACACCCGGTGAACTAATACAAGAAGAAATAATTAGTTTAACTGAAGTAATGAAAGAATACGAAAGCAACGAAGAATACGAACAAGCTGCTTTTATTAAAAAACGAATTGATAACCTTAAAAAAAGATTATGATAAGTAAACCAATGTTAGCCCACAAGTTTGATATAAACAGAGTTGATTACTCTCAACCTGTATATATACAACCGAAACTCGACGGTATCAGATGTTTATTCACTGCTAATGGCGCGTTCTCACGTAACAAAAAACAGTTTATGAACCTTAAACATATCGAAATGGCACTTAAACCATTTTTCGATCAACACCCTGATGTTGTGCTCGATGGTGAATTATACAACCATAAATTAAAACGAGACTTCGAAAAAATAGTTTCACTTGTGCGTAAGCAAAAGCCAACCGAAGAAGACAGGCGTAATGCACAGCATTTAATTCAGTTTCATGTCTACGACTACTTTGATGGTGTACAATATGACTCATACCGAAACAGACACAACAACCTAACTGCATCTGATATTTACGGTCCGAGCGTACATTATGTACCTACTTACAGAGTACACAAACATGAAGAGGCGTTGAACATACACCATGATGCGTTCCTTTCTAACGGTTACGAGGGCTCAATATTACGACTTAATGACGTGTACAAACACACGAGATCTTACAGTCTAATGAAGTTCAAAGACTTTAGCGACGCAGAAGCAATTATAGTGGGCTACGAACTTGGTCAGGGTAAACGTACCGGTACCCTTGGCAAGTTTCTAATGATGGATGATGATGGTAATAGATTTGGTTGTCCTCCCGGTAAAGGTTATAACTATAAAGATTTAGCAAATATGTTAAAAAATATTAATAAATATATCGGTAGACGTGCAACGTTTACATATTTTCAGCGAACAAATGCAGGCAGTTATAGACACCCACTATTTAAAACAGTTAGAAATTATGAGTAAAGTTATATGGCAATTATACAACGAAAATATGATAAGCATAGAAGTTGCTAACATATTATTAGATACACACTATAATAGAGTTAATAAACAATGAATATATTTTATTTACACAAGAACCCTTATAAAGCGGCGAGCTATGTTTACGATAAGCACAAGGTTAAAATGATCTTAGAGTCAGCCCAAATGCTTTGTACGGCCCACAGATACTATGGCAATGAAGACGTGCCTTATAAAACTGCACATCTAAATCACCCATCAAGTATTTGGTGTCGTGAAAATAAAAACCAGTACAGATGGTTATACAATCATATGTTAGGTTTAAGCCAAGAATATACTGCGCGTTATAATAAAAAACATTTAACAATAACTAAATGCAAAGAAGCATTATCTAAATATCCGCCTAACATACCCGATGGTAAATTTCAAGAACCACCTCAGTGTATGCCAGACGAGTTTAAACGGTCTAATGCTATACACGGGTATTGGACGTATTACATTATTGAAAAAGCAAAAATAGTAAACAAAAATGAAAAACCTTATACTTTTAACACTATTCCTGAAGACGTACGTTACCGCTACGGTTTACCATGCGGTGCCTGAACAGACAGACAGTACTCCATTCGTCACTGCCTCTATGAAACACATAAACCCTGATAATCCTGCGGGTCATCGGTGGATAGCAGTTTCACGAGACCTTGAAAAGTTGGGTTATACGTTTGGAGCAATTGTCTGCATTGAAGGAATAAATAGAAAATTTGATGGTGACTGGGTTGTACAAGACCGAATGAATAAACGTTTTACTAAACGTATTGATTTACTTGTAAATGTTGGCACTATGGGAAAATGGAATAACATAAAAATTGAACTAAATGAGTAACACAGCAAAAAATGCAAAGCATTTAATTAAAGTTAATTACAGGGGTATTACAGATAAAATCAAAAAATTTCAAAAGCCGAGAAGAGCGACGAAAGCTAATAAATAATAATTAGTAAACAGCTAATGTCACAAGAAAGAAACATACAGTGGCTGAATGATAAGCAGGTTATATATTATCGTAACCCTATCACAGATGAGCCAACCGAGTCAACTGATCTATATGATTACTACGCGGAAGGTACGTATCAATGCTATAGTTTGTTCAGAAGTAAAGCAAAGATAACCACATATAAATCTTTAAAGTGGCATTTTCTAGTATTATATTATTTAAATTATGATGGTATCGAAGGAGACCATTGGTCATTAGAAGATGATATGACTAGCATATTTAAATTTATTGCTAACAAAGAAAATGGATTTGTTACATTTTTTATGAAGCAAAAAATACTTAATAATATGATTAATGAAGTACTCGCTGTTGGCGATACACCTCCACGTAATCGTATACGTAAAGTTATATTTAAATTCAATACAGGATTAACATTGTCGCAAAAGTTGAGCATCGTTGGTACATTGATTGGTAAAGGCAAAAAAGTTTCAGAAGATGATATATACCAATGTATGCTTGATTTGAACCACGAAAAACAAAAAATAACAATTAACAAACTGGCCAAACTATTAGGCTGTACAACACGTACAATACATAGAAACATGGGCAACCAATTAAAAACAGAAAAAGAATTACTTAATAACGAAATATGAAAAAATATAATATACCAATATATTTAAAGTATAAGCAAGAAGTTGAAGATGCGTGGGAAGATGTTAATAAACCAATTGACGGCGATTATACTGGATTAACTAATGATGAAATCATTATAAACTTTTTACCATTAGTAGAAAACATAGCAAGAAAACAATCAACGTCTGATCAAGCTTCAGGTATATTATCAATACTTGATTTAATACAAGAAGGTAGTGCAGGTTTAATTGCTGCCACAAATAAATTAGATCGTGAAACATTAAGGAAGTCAGACGATCAAGAAAAAACATTAAAGTCGTTTTTATCTAAACGAATCAAAGGTGCAATCAGACGTGCAGTTGATATGAATAGAGGCGAAATAAGAATACCCGAGCATAAATTAAATGAGATACGCAGAAATCCAAAAGACGAAAGATTAGTTTCAATGTTCTTTAACTCTGTATTTTCTTCAATTGATGCTAAGCCAAACAACGACGAAAATTTAGCTTATCAAGTTATAGATAAATCTGAACCATATAACATAGCTTTATTAAATACTTATTTGTTAGGACTAATGCGAACGCATTTAGACGAACGACAATATAATGTATTGAGATTAAGTTACGGATTAGATTGTGATAAGCATTCAGCAAACGAGATAGCATCAATAGTTGGAATCAATGTGAGTACTGCTCATGTTCGTATTTCACAGATAAAACGCGATGCTATACAAACCTTAATTGACAACGTAGACGGCTCGCAAGTGCTTGATTACCTGTAAGTTACGGTGAATAGAGAATTTAAGTTTAATAATTAACATGTAATAATATTAATATGACCCTAAACCAAAAACTGTCAACCATTCAGACAAAATTTAAATCGAAGAAAAGTAGATTTAACTCATTCGGCAAATACAACTTCAGATCAGCCGAAGACATTCTCGAAGCAATTAAACCCTATCTCTTAGAGTTAGGAGTGTCAGTAAGGATTAAAGAAAAATTAATCTCAACTGAACCTATGCCTATACTTGAAAGCACAGCTGTTATTCAAGATGAAAAAGGTATGGAATTGAAAGCTACAGCATTAGTTGGTGTAGACTTAAATCAGAAGGGTATGCAAACTCCACAAAAGTTTGGTTCCGCTTCGAGTTACGGTAAAAAGTATGCACTTGGCAACTTATTACTTATAGACGACACTCAAGATAGTGACGCAACAAACAGTCATGGCAAAGTTACTATTGCTAAGCCTAAACCAGTCGCAAACAAAGCTGAAATAAAAAACAAAGAAGATGTTAAATTTCAAAAAGCTTTAGACTATATTAGAGCAGGTGGTAAAATGGCAGTGATTGAAAACAAGTATGTCTTAACACCAGATGTTAAGAAACAATTAATTGAATTAACTACATTGTAAATGAACAAAGAAAAGGTATTAGAAAAGTTAAAAGAAGATGAACATTATTATGGCAAGTTTGGTAAACAATTCTTGAGTAACAGTGACATATCTACTTTGCTTACTAATCCTTTAGCTTTAGGCGAACAATCAAAAATGTCTTCAGCCTTTCTTGTTGGTGGTTATTTTCATACTGCAATACTTGAACCGGATAAATTAAAAAAGTTTAAGATAATTGAAAGCAGTACGAGAAACACAAAACATTATAAAGAAATGTCTGGCGGCGAACTGTGTTTATTACAACACGAAGTCGATCAAATTGAATTGATGACCGACAAATTAATGAGTAATGATATATGCCGAGGTTTAGTCCGAGGTATAGATGTTGAGTATGAGAAGCCTGGTATAGTGGAGCTTGAAGGCAATATGTGGAAGGGAAAAGCTGACATCATAAACCATGATGATCAACTAATCATTGACCTGAAAACCACTTCCGACATTCACGCTTTCAGGCGTTCCGCTTACCGTTATAATTACGACAGTCAGGCATACATCTATAGTAAATTATTCGGCTATGAATTTGTGTTTATGGTAATAGATAAAAAGACACATCAAATAGCAGTTATTGATTGCTCACCAGATTTTTATAAGTCAGGTGAGGCTAAAGTTAAAAGAGCCACTGAGGCTTACGACTTATTTTTTAAAACCGAAGGATTTGAACCTTCACAATATTTTATGAATTTAACCCTTTAAAACCCTTATTATTATGGCAAGAAGAAAAAAAGCAACAACAAAATTATGTGCAATGACGGGAATGACATTTCCGACAACAGAGTTTTATGCAAACAAAACATCTTCGGATGGATTGCATGCGTATAGCAAAAAAGCTGACAACTTCAGAAGAAGATTACAAGCTACAGGAGCTACAGTAGGAACTACTGAGCTAAGAACTATGTTCAATAACTTATTTCAAACAGCAGTATAATATGGCTAGTATAATTAAAACAAGTATTAACCTAAACGAGATACCAAAAGACAAGATCATTATTGGTAAGAAAGGTAAGTATTTACCTATTACAATTACTATCAATGATGAAGTTGATCAGTTTGGTAATCAAGGACCGGTTGTAGTTGCTCAATCCAAGGAGGAAAGAGAAGCTAAAAATCCTAAAGTTTATTTAGGTAATGTTCAAGTAGTTTGGACAAATGGTGATAATGTTGATGCAGCACCAAGATCAGATCAACCAACACAAGCAGCGGCTCCGGCTCCTGCAGTAGCAGATGATTTACCATTTTAAATAGTTAGTTAATGCAAGTAAACAACACGGAGATTAATGGTTTTTTAATCGACCAGTTTAACCAACACAATTTAGCTGTTGGTAAAGCGCAGGGGATTTGTCCCCTGTGTTCGTCTAATAGAAAACCAGAAAATAGAAAACAAAAGTGTGCCTCTTACGATTGGGAAAGAGGTTTGGGTACTTGCCATCACTGTGATTCAACATTTCAATTACATTCATATCAACGTAAAGGGTCTGCACTCAAAGAGTATGTTAGGCCCAATGCGTTGGATGTTGTTGACCCTAAACAATTAGGTTCAAAAGTATATGAGTGGTTCCAATCACGAGGTATATCTCAAAAAACTTTAGATGAATTAAATGTCACGGAAGGTAAAGAGTTTATGCCACAGACCGGCAAGCCCGAGAATACAATTCAATTTAATTATATAATGGGCGACCAACTCATTAATGTTAAATATAGAGACGGCAGAAAGAATTTCAAATTATACAAAGGTGCTGAGAAGATATTTTATAACATTAATAGTATAGTTGGTTATGACGATTGTATAATAACAGAAGGTGAAATGGATGTGTTAGCACTACATGAAGCTGGAATTAAAAATGCAATATCAGTTCCTAACGGAGCTACACTAAATTCAAATAATTTAGATTATTTGGATAACTGTATAGATTACTTTGAGAATAAAGAAAAAGTAATACTAGCTGTAGATAATGACGAACCAGGTCAAGCACTACAACAAGAATTTATAAGACGACTCGGAGCAGAAGTTTGTTATTTAGTTACATTTGAAGATTGCAAAGATGCAAATGAATATTTAATAAAATACGGTAAAGAGAAATTAATTAAACGTATTGAAGGGGCTAGACCAGTTCCATTAGAAAATGTAACAACTTTTAAAGATATAGAAGATGAAATTACAGACTTTGTTAAAAATGGTTTCAAACGTGGGTATCAAATTGGTTTACCTAATTTTGATAACATTTTTAGTACTTATACTGGTCAGTTTATCACTGTTACTGGGATACCTAGTAGCGGAAAATCAGATTTCGTTGATCAGATGGTAGTTGGTTATAACCAAAACTATGCATGGAAAACAGCATTTGCATCGCCTGAGAATGCACCAACATATTTACATGCTCATAAACTAATGAGAAAAGTTTGGCAAGATATGCCACGTAAGCATGATATTGGTACAGACAAATGGAATCAAGTAGCAGAACACGTTAATGATAATTTCTTTTTCATTGATATGGAAAGATACACGCTTGAATCTGTATTGCGTAAAGGTGCTGAGTTAGTAAAACGTAAAGGTATTAAATGTTTAGTCATAGACCCATTTAATAAAATCAGAGACGTCGATTGTAAAACTGAAGACGTTAATAGATACACAATGGAGTATCTAACAAAGATTGAAACGTTTGCTAAAAAGTATGACGTATTAGTGTTTATAGTAGCACATCCAACTAAGATGTATAAAGATAGTAATGGTAAGATTGAAGAACCAACTATGTATAATATTAAAGGTGGAGGTGAATGGTATGACGCATCTTACCACGGTATATTAGTTCATAGAGATTATGAAAACAAAACTGTTAAAGCTAAAATACTTAAAGTTAAGTTTCAGAATTTAGGAGAGAACGGAGCTGAAGCTCATTTTACGTGGGAACCTAAATCTGGTTGCTTTATACCGCACGAACTTGCTATACACGACGATGAACCAATGCCCTGGGATTAATGAAAAGTTTATATAAAAGAAGAAAGAAAAACTATTTGCCTTCATACATGGCTTCGCCTGAAGAACAAGAATGGAAATTATTTTGTACAAGAAAGAACATAAGAATTTCACCTTGGGCTATGCCACAAGATGGTCAATGGAAAATATGTATAAACTTAGGCCCGTATAAAAAAGGAGAGAAGTGTAACTTTGCTCCACACGTATACGATAAAGAAACACTATGGCCAGAATATTATAGAATGTGTAAATATTATTATGATAAATATAGAAAATCAGTATAGAGGATTAGTTGCTGCAATATTACAGTCAGCTCCTAATAAAGAAGATAGAACAGGTGTTGGAACTAAATCTGTATTTGGCAGACAGTTAACACACGATATGTCTATAGGCTTTCCCTTACTTACAAATAAAAAAATGTATTTCAATTCCGCAAGAACAGAATTACTATGGATATTAAATGGTAGAACAGATATGAAATACTTACAGGATAACAACGTGTCTTATTGGGATGCTGATTACAAAAGATCAGGCAGAACAGATGGTACTCTTGGCCCTGTATATGGCCATCAATGGCGTAAGTGGAAGATAGCAGATGGTGCATACACAAGATATGCAGATCAATTGTATAATTTAGTTAAAAACATTAAGGAAAATCCTAACTCAAGGAGATTAGTAGTTAACGCATGGAATGCGTCTGAATTAGATAATATGGCATTGCCTCCTTGTCATTATGCTTTTCAAGTATATATAAATAACGGCAAAATGGATTTAATGTGGATTCAAAGATCTGCTGATGTGTTTTTAGGATTGCCTTACGATATAGCTATGTATGGTTTATTATTAGAATTATTATGTAAAGAAACAGAATATATTCCTGGTAAACTTATAGCTCAACTTGGTGATTGTCATATATACAATAATCATATTGATGCTGCAACCTGTTATATGTACAGAAGAGAATCAAATAACCTACCCGAATTAAAATTAAATGAGGGTATTAAGATAATAGATGATAAATTACATATACCAAATAAAGAATCTATTGAGATATTAAACTATAACCCTTTGCCAGCAATACCGGCAAAATTAAACGTTGGAAAATAATGTATTATTTATATCATATTCCAGGTAAAAAAATCGGCGTTACACGTAATCTTAATAAGAGAGTTACGCAAACGCAGGGTTATAAGCCTACTGAATACGAAGTTTTAGATCAGTCTGATGATATAGATTACATATCCCAGAAAGAACTAGAACTTCAAAAGTCTTATGGCTATAAAGTAGATATTAAACCTTATAAAAATTTATTTAAAATGAAAATAAACGTAACCGATCAAACCACAACATTCCCTGTTCCTGTTGCTAAAGTTAAAGGCAGATTAATGGATCAAATTGGGATGACATGGACAACCAGCTTTGGTAAAATATTATTAGATGTTGAAATAGCACAATGGATTGCATCTAATGCACATACGTCCATGTTTAATAGCGATAGAAGCTATGTATATAATAAAGCATTATGGGAATTTTATTGTTCACATAACAGCTTAGAATCATTAAACATTGATGCTGAACAAAACATATTTGATAGTATTAGAACTTGGGCCAAAGTAAGAGGCTTATATGAAAAGGGTGATGAGAACACTCAATATGTAAAACTTCAAGAAGAAGCTGGCGAGTTAGCTAAAGCTTTATTAAAGAATGACCAACCTGAAGTTATCGATGCTATCGGTGACATTATAGTTGTTCTTACTAACTTGGCACATTTAAGAGGTGTTAAGATTGAAGATTGTATTGACTCAGCTTATAATGTTATTAGCAAGAGAACAGGAAAAATGATTAACGGAACATTTGTGAAAGATGAGCTGTAAATGTAAATTCAGAGACCCTGTTGTTGAAAGAGTCGTAGACAAGTTCAAACAACGATCAGATGTAGGCTATAAAAAATATGGCGTTACACTTGATGAAGACCCCTCTAAAATGATTGACTGGCTTAATCATTTACAAGAAGAGTTGATGGATGCTGTATTGTATTTACAAAAAGCTAAAGAAACTTATGAGAAAGAAAAGAGTATATAAAAGAAAGAGAGGTCCTGTTGTAGCTAAAAAAGTTATTTACGATGGGATCCACTTCGCTTCTGGTTTAGAAAAATATATGTATAAAGCTCTCAAGATGGCTAATATAAAAGCTAAATACGAAGGCGAAACTTTTGTATTAATAAATGGTTTTCATTTTGAAAACAAAGTATACGAAAGACAGTCTAATAGTAAAGGCATATTTAAAAATAGAGGTTGTAAAAGAATACTACCAATTAAATACACGCCAGACTTTATAGGAGAAGATTTTATAATAGAAACTAAAGGTAGACCTAATGAATCGTTTCCAATACGTTGGAAATTATTTAAACATTTAATGACAAAACAATTTCCAGGTTACACTTTATATAAACCACAAAATCAAAAAGAATGCGATCAGGTAATAGAATTAATAAAAACGCCGGAAAGCATTTAGCTCGAAGGAAATATAAAGAACGTAAAATAGACACGTACATTAAATGGTCAATAAACAAAAGAGGCTATTTAAAATGGAAAGATCTTATAATGATACACGAACAATATAATATAAAATGTTATGGATGAGAAAGAAGAACCATCAGGAACATGGAGTATGGCATTAGGAACATACCCAGGAGTACTATTTGGGGCTAGAACTTATGAAGGCCCAACACACACACAACACGTATTTTATCTACCCTTTGTGGATATAGCAATAGAAATAAAAAATTAATTATGAAAGCACCATTATTTACAGAAAGAATTCCGTACAAACCATTTGAATATCCTGAGTATTACACAGAGGGTTGGTTAAAACAAGCTCAGGCCTTTTGGCTACATACTGAAATTCCTATGTCCGGTGATTTAAAAGATTGGAACGAAAAACTAAATGACAAAGAGAAGAACTTGGTCGGAAACATACTACTCGGCTTCGCCCAGACAGAGTGTGCAGTCTCCGACTATTGGACGCAAAATGTTGTCTCGTGGTTTCCTAAGCACGAGATTCAACAAATGGCAATGATGTTTGGTAGTCAAGAGACTATCCACGCCGTTGCATACAGCTACTTGAATGAAACTTTAGGTCTTGAAGACTATGAAGCATTCTTGCATGAACCAGCTACAGCAAAAAGATTTGAAAATCTAGTTGCTTATGAAGGTAACGATCCCGTAGGTATTGGTAAAAGTCTTGCAGTATTTTCTGCATTTGCTGAAGGTGTATCTTTATATTCTGCATTCGCTGTGCTATACAGTTTTCAAATGCGTAATATGCTTAAAGGTATAGGTCAACAAATGAAGTGGTCTGTAAGAGATGAATCATTACACAGTAAAATGGGATGCCAGTTATTTAGACATATGTGTTCACAAATACCAGGTCTAAAACAAGAGTGCGAGCCACATATATATTTGGCCGCTTTAGAAATGCACAATGCTGAAATGTCTTATATAAATAAGATGTTTGAGATGGGTGATATAGAAAATTTAACAGCTTATGACTTACAACACTTCATCAAAAAAAGAGTTGGCGACAAACTTGAAGAGCTCGGCTACACTGAAAGAAAATACAAGCAGTGGGACTGGACAGAAAAATCGTATGACCAAAAATCAATTGACAAAATGGCTTGGTTCGATCATCTTACTGGGGGTCACACTCACACTGATTTCTTCGCTATTAGGCCGACTGACTATAGTAAAGCAAACGAAGGAGAAGATTTTGAAGACGTTTGGTAAAAATTAAATTATGGGAGTACAAAAAAACATTAAACAATTGCAAGAGCAAGTGGGAATTTTAAGTGGTGCTTTAACTAATGCATTAAAAGAATTAGATGCTTTAAAAGTATTGTCTCAAGGGACATTAACAGCATTTCAATTACATATTGGTAAAGACGACTGGGACAAACTTGTTGAAGAACTTAAAGATTTAGATAAAAGAGATGTGGAATAAAGAATGGAAAAAAGGTGTAGACTACCCTTCGTGGGGTGACACAGATGTATATAAGAAAACAATTGGTGGTGGTTATTTAATTAAAAATGAAACACCAAGAGATGCATACAATAGAGTTTGTGAAACTGTAGCGAAGCGTTTAGGACGCCCAGAAATGGCCAAAACATTTTTTGAATATATATGGAATGGTTGGCTATGTTTAGCTTCCCCTGTGTTGTCTAATACAGGCTCAGATCGAGGTTTGCCAATATCATGCTTTGGTATAGATGTTGCTGACTCAATATATGACATTGGAAACAAAAATTTAGAGATGATGTTACTCGCTAAGCACGGCGGTGGAGTTGGCATTGGTATAAATCAAATTAGACCCGCCGGCGATAAAATTACAGGAAATGGAACATCTGATGGAGTTGTGCCTTTTTGTAAGATATACGATTCAACTATACTCGCCACAAATCAAGGATCTGTCCGAAGAGGAGCTGCAAGCGTTAATATTAATATTGACCACCCCGATTTTGAAGAGTGGTTGGAAATACGAGAACCTAAAGGAGACGTTAACCGTCAATCGCTCAACCTCCACCAGTGTGCTGTGGTCGGCGACAAGTTTATGCGAAGACTTGATGCGGGCGATAAAAATGCGAGGAGGTTATGGGGAAAGTTACTTCAGAAACGTAAAGCAACTGGAGAACCTTATATCTTATTTAAGGGAAATACAAACAAAAATAATCCAGAGCAATACAGAAAGCACGGATTAAAAGTACATATGACAAATATATGCAGTGAAATTACATTGCATACTGATGAATCACATTCATTTGTTTGTTGTTTATCATCGTTAAACTTAGCTAAGTACGATGAATGGAAAAACACCAATCTAATATACGATAGTATATGGTTTTTAGATGGTGTCTTAGAAGAATTTATACAAAAGTCAAAAGGTAAAGTTGGATTTCATAATTCAGTAAGATCTGCTGAAAAAGGTAGAGCTTTAGGATTAGGAGTGCTTGGATGGCATACATACTTACAAGAACAAGGTTTACCATTTGAAGGTTTATTAGCACAATATGAAACAAGAAAAATATTTTCACAAATTAAAATTGAAAGCGAAAGAGCTTCCATGGCACTTGCAGAGGAGTTTGGTGAACCTCTATGGTGTAGGGGTTCAGGTTTTAGGAATACTCATCTCCGTGCCATTGCTCCTACTGTTAGCAATAGTAAACTTAGTGGCAATGTTAGTCCCGGTATCGAACCCTGGGCCGCTAATGTATTTACGGAACAAAGCGCTAAAGGTACTTTCATTCGCAAGAACCCTACATTATTAAAGCTATTAAAAAAGCATAAAATTAATACCGAAAAAGTTTGGTTAAAAATTATGAAAGATGGGGGGTCAGTTCAAGGCGTTAAAGAACTTAATGATATAACTATAGGTAAATGGGATACATCAGCGAAAGAAGTATTTAAAACATTTAAAGAAATTAATCAACTGGAATTAGTTAATCAAGCGGGTATAAGACAACAATATATAGATCAGTCTGTTAGTTTGAATTTAGCTTTTCCTAGTGTTGCAGATCCTAAGTGGATTAATAAAGTTCATTATGAAGCGTGGAAGAAAGGTATTAAAACCTTATATTATATGAGGACGGAATCTGTATTGAGAGGTGATATTGCGCAAGCAGCAATGGACGAGAATTGTTTAGCTTGTGATGGATAAAATTTGGAAGAAGCGCGCGTGAGGAAATGAGTGGTTGGTGGGATCCAAATAATTAAGGGGGATTAATTTCCCCCTTTTTTCATTATTACTTTTGTTGAATTAACAATATCTCTACCCGACTTATTGTTATTATAATTATTAATATCTTGCCTAGGTGTTATTTTAGATTCAAATCTATTTGGATTTTCTTTTGGCTCAACTCTTGTGTTGTTATTCCAGTTTCTAGAAACATTATTAGGATTCCTGTAAATTCTTTCTTCTCTATTATCTACTTTCTTTCTTAATCTATTAGCTATAACATCTACATTTGGTGTTCCTCTTCTTTCCTTCATTATAGCTCTCTGTCTCCATATTTTATATGAATTATATTGCCAAGGGGTATACCATTGATATGCTCCCCAGTTATTATAAGTTAAAGCCCATTCATACCAAAACTGACTTCTGTTCCAGTAAGCGTCGATAGGACTTAATGGTTTCCAAAACCTATAAACAAATGATGAAGTATAAAACGAATAAGGTTGCTTCATCGCAAACTGTGCATAATCCCACCTAAATCTAAAATCAGTTCTCATCTTCCAATTTAATCTTGAAAAAGATAAGGTATCTATTTTTACAGTATTAGGAACTTCTAATACTACAAATTTAGTAGGCTTATGATTAATAGTGGATAATTGAACAGACCCACATCCTGTTAGTATTAATAATAAAATTAAAATGTAATTTTTCATTTTTTCATGTGTTTAGTTAAATTTGGATAAAGCTCTATGACAAAGTCATGTACTTTATTTATAAACTCAATTATGATTTTTTTCATATAACCATATATTTAGTTTTGTTGTTCTCGTCTTTGTATGCTTTCAAACATCTTTTTCTATTTGAATCAGCATCTACATAACTTACATGCACCCAATCTGGGTTTTGATCGGTGCCAAATTCCCAAATCATTTGATCGTAATCTAAGTTATCTTTTATGTATTTATACATATCTGCGTTTGACATATAGCCATATGTGTCGTCTAAATCCATTGCTCTGCCTTGGCAATGCTGTGATTTTGCACTCCCACCAATCGCTTGATTTAATTCTGGGCTGCGATAAAATGAGTTAATTTTAATCGGCCCATTAACGTGTTTTCTTAATGGTTCAAATACTTTCTCAGCAATCAATTCCATATTTTGTAATTCATAATCACCGGGTGTATTATCTATACCTGTTCTCATTGCCGTTGCACTAAACGTTGCTTCTTTTTTACTAATGTGTTCGCTAATCATTTTTTATAATTTAAATTTACCGCCTATTGTTATTGAATATGTTAATGGAAATGAGTCTGTGCTTTTAGCCACATTAAAACCTAAATTCATTCTAAAGGTTTTAGTCATAGAAAAATCAAAGTTAGCACCACCCACGAATAAAGCGTGCTCATTAAAAACAAATCCATTATCTAATGTACTGTAACTCACTGGTGTTAATGCGGTAGCTAACATAGGTGATACAGTAAATCTTTTAAAGTTATATGGTTTGGTACCAAAAAATACAAATGAAGGCATTATGTTCCAATTTCCTTGGCTATATAATATATTGTTTGATGCAGATACTCCACCAACAAATCCTTTCCATTTATTTTCTTTTTGGCCTATATAAACGTTGCTAATACCAAATGACATATTATAAACGCCATACATATACATTAATCCAGCTGATAATGTTTGCACATTAGCAATACTCCCTTTGTCATAAAAATGGCCAAATACATATTCTTCACCATTCTCTCTAATTATAACTGGAACTTTTTTATCGTATCTATGAAATACATGACCTCTTGAACCACTTAAACTAAATTGTTTTAAGTTGTCCCATATCATCATATTAGCGGAATAATTAAATTCACCGTTCATAGATGATTGTGCAAAGCCAATACCTATAACCTGATTTGCAGCACCATCTAATCCTGACATTCGCATTAGATTAGCAGATATAATTATAGGGTTTGTATTTTTCTTTTTCTTTTTTTTCTTTTCTTCTTCCTCCTCTTCTTCTTCAGACTCTTCCTCGGATTCTTCTTCCTCCTCTTCTTCTTCTTCTTCTTTATCCTCTTCCTCTTCTTCTTTTTCTTCCTCTTCTTTTTCCTCTTCTTGTTCATCTTCAGAGTCATCACTATCATCATCGGAATCGTCGCTATCATCAGAATCATCAGAATCATCTCCATCTCCATCAGAATCATCTCCTCCGTCGTCTCCATCACCTCCATCATCACTATCTCCTCCACCGTCATCACCGTCTGAATCTCCACCACCATCTCCATCGCTATCCCCTCCTCCGTCAGAATCACCGCCAGAGTCACCACCGCTATCGCCAGTGTCTCCACCGCTATCTCCTCCAGAATCAGATCCACTTCCTGAATTGTCAGAGCCACTTCCGCTTGAATCAGAGCTATTGGTATTTGATGTAGATGTTTGTGTTGTTGTTTGTGTGGTTTGGGCTGTAGAACACGCTGATAACGCATACCACCAGGCATACGTTTGTTCCATCCAAGTTCTTAAAGCACCACTGTAAAAATCATTTGCAGTAAATGTTTTTGTTCTGTTATAAAAAGATACTGTTGTGTATCCTTCCATTTGAATTGAAACTTTTTTAATCTCTCCGGTACATCTATCCGCAAAGGCTTGTACTAATGTTTGAGAATATATACTTGAGGAAAATAATAATAATATTATTATTTTTTTCATTAATGATCAAATATTTTTTTTCTTATCATTCGTTTAACAACCTTAGCAACTGCAGTTTCTAAAGCTTTCTTAGTCGATGTACCAATTGATGATTGATTAAACTTAACATCTTCTAAATTCTCATTATTTAATAAAGTTAATTCTCTTGTTGTTGTAGCTTTACCTAAGCCAGATCCCGTCATATATAAACCAGTTTCAGAATCAATAAGCTTAACTTGTAATCCTAATCTTGTAACTAATTTATTTTTAATACCGTCTTTTAAATTAATAGTTTCATCTTCTGATATACTAAAGTCATAAACTTCTATATAACAAAAGTATTTAGCTAAAACTATTTTACCAATAGGATTTATAACGTTAGCTGTAAAACCTTTTTCACTTGCTTTGAATTGTTTAATCATTCTATCTTTTATCTCATCTCTTGTTTCTACAAACTCAAAACGAAACGTTTCATCTAAGAATGCTACAGTTATATTAGTTAAACCTAATCCAACTCTATAATCACCTAGTTCAGGATACTGATTTAATATTTCTTCAGTAACACCAATGTTAAGCAATGCTACAGATACAGGGTCACCGTTATATTCTGGTACACTCCATATAGATTCTCTTGACTCAAAGCTACCGACATAATCTTCGGTTGTTGTTTTTCCAATTACTTGGCTATGAACAGAAGCCACAGCCGATACAAATATCGCACATAGTATAAATTTTTTCATGTTACCAATCTATTTCTCTTTCCTCTTTCTTTGGTTTTTGTATAACTGTTTTAGTTATAACCAAAGTATCTTTTACAACACTCGGAGGTATTGTTATTGTTTGTTCCATTGTTGGTGGAGGGGAATCATCTTCAGGACTGAATATAGCTTCCATGTTAGCTATAAATATTCCACCAGCTGCAGTTATAATTAAACCTACTGTAGCTATTATTTGATTTTTTAATTCTTTCATATTATTTCATTGAAAAGGTTTGTCGACCTATAAATTGATTATTTTTAGTATACAGCTCCACGGTATATGAACTAACTGGCAATGAATTAACATATATATTTAATATGTTATCGCCTTCTCTGCCTTTTATTATTTCTTGATTAATTATAGTATTTGTAAAATCTAATATTTTAATCCTATAGTCACCATCAGAGGGTAGCTTAGTGTTTATTCTCACTTTGTCTTGCACTATATAGCTTTCAAGTTTTAAACCAACAGCTTGAGGCATGAATAAAGATTCAGGCACTTCTTGTATCGGTCTTTCATTGTATACCTCTGTGGTGCAACTTATAAATAAAAATAGTATAAAAAGTTTTTTCATTATTGTATTTTTAAAATTACTTTAGTTCCATCGCTTGTAACAGCATCCGTTGTTTTAAAATAAATTAATCCTGATGCGTTTGTCACGGTTTGTTTTGTATTAAATATAATTTTATAAGGTTTACCAACCTTAATGCTTTCTTGGTTTTCTACACTAATGCTACCAAAATATAATTTATTATCGCGTTCTGTTGCAAAATTAGTTAATAGATTACCTGTATCGAATTGAACCTCTTCAAATTCTAATATAGTATCGTCAAACTGAATTACAAATTGCATGCCCGCTAAATAATTTTTTTCGAGTTCAACTAATAATTCCACTTTATCGTTAACTAAACTTGTTGAAATATCTAAATCTAAATTTTCAATTTTACCCTGTACAATAGGCATTCTTACAACGCCCTCGTTATTGTTTCTAGCTATAGGTTCAAATGAATGTGAGAAGTCTACGTCTCCAATAAGTCCGTGACCAAAATCAAAAACCTTATTAGAATCAGTAGGTGTAAAATGTTTTTTTTGTCCAAAGTAATAATCATCTGTAGCATATCCGTATTGTGTTTTTTCTCCCCAAATATCTTTAGCGCCGTTAGTAGAGCTGGTAAAATATTCACTAACATTTTTATCCATTATGTGACTAAGTATAACATAAGAATCATCAAAGTCTACATTACCGCTATTATTAACTTCACCTAATAAAGATTGTAGCGCATGGGTAAACGTACTTGCCGAACCACTTGGGCTAGAACCAGCGCCGATAGCCTCTTTAAATACTAAAAACACATCAGTAACAGTAACCACATCATCTAACCAATCAGAAGCCAGTTCATTATCAACAGTAATGTTAATATTGTATTTAACATCGTTTTCTAAGCCAGTTACAATAGCTTGAGAATTAGCATCAAAGTTGCCACTCACTACACTATTATTATTACTTAATATATCGTATTTATAATGCGTCGGTTTGTCGTTCTCTGTTTTAAGATTTATAGTAACACTTCCGGCGTCGCCACCTTCAACATCTGATAATGTTATTTTTTGTTGCATTGCATCAACGTCGTATTTTGTTGATGTTGAATTATCTTCAGCCCTCATCCAGTTAAGATGAGTTACATTATTATAATTGCTGTAGTTAGTATTAATCTTATCTTTAATTTTAAAATCAACTTCAATTAAAGTATTATTATATGTTATGCCTACACCATCTTGAATTGTTATCCTTTCTACTGACCAATCGTTATTTGTAGGATACGAATTAGTATCTCCTTGTACTTGCGTTCTATTAAACCAACCGTGTAAATACTGATCTGAAAGATTATCTTCATCATAAGTACTTAAAACTTTATACTTATAACCGTCCCAATGTGTTAACGACGTTTGCGCATCGGTATTAGCTGAGTTATCGGTTACTTTAAATCTATGAGTAATTTTTTGTAACAATTTGTTATTGTACTCATAGTCAAATATATACAAGTTAGGGTCAACATTATTTGTGACTTGTATTGTATTAAACTTTATTGTTATAGTATCACCAACTGCAAAATTTTCGGCGTTTGTATAACTGTGATCAAGTTTTAAATCTTGCGATAAACAGAATAATGGTAATAATAAAAACAATAGTTTTCTCATAGTTTTAATTTCTTAATAATGTTTTCAGATAATTTTTTTAATGCAACGCTTACACTATTTTGTGTAAACTTCCCTTGTTCATTTAATAAAATTAAAGATGTAGTTATATCTTTTGACGTGCCTTTCACTTTTACTTTTTTCTTTTTGTATTTAGCAATAGCAATTATTTCGGTTTGACTCGATGATTTGCTATACAATGCAATATTTGATTGAGTACGTTTCACATCAAAATAAATTAGCTCAACATCTAAAACATTTTTACTTCTATCATTTAAGCTATAATCTTGATCCTGAACCACCTCCTCTAATATGTTTTTCAACCCAAACCCAACGTTTCTATTGCCAACCAAAGGACCAGTTTGAATTGAATTTTTTATATCGTTTATTTTAATATCTTGTGCAGATATTACAATGCAAAATAATAAACTACTTACTATCTTTATTCCTTTTATGTACTTCATACCATCTTTGAACAGTAAAGCCTATTGAAACTAATAATAATATTATTTTAAGTATATCTTCAACCGAAGTCATTGAAACTGTAAATGCTGATGTGTTCAATGCTAACACTTTTAAATCTTGAGTATCCATTTTATTTTCTTCTTTTAACTGATTTGACCCTTCTTGGTTTTCCTTTTGGTTGTCCTAAGCTTTTCTTTTCTCTGATTTTTTTTGCTTTTTCAGATGAAGACATTTCGCCCGATGTTTTTGGTGTTTTACTTGATACTCTTTTGCTTGGTCTGCAATACGGCACGCCTCTGCCGTCGCCTTTTTTACGACCACAGGCTTTTCCTGTTCTAACGTCAACCCATTTTTCTTTGAACCAACGCTTGAGCGCAGCACCTTTTTTAGTTTTTCTTACTGCCATTATTTAGGTTTTTTATGACCGCAGCCTTTTTTCTTTAAAGCTAAGTGTTCTTTATATGTTTTTGCCATAAACGGTTTGCCTTTGCAATACATTTTATGTGCTTTGAATTTTTCAGCCATTATTTTTTATTTTTACCTTTGTTTTTTCTACATTTAGCTATAGCTCCACTCGCATATGCGGATGGGAATACTTTATATTGTCTTTTTACTTTATAGTAACACGCATCTTTTGGCATAATTAATAAATTTTTATTTTTTTAGTTGACTTTCGTTTTTTCTTTTTAGGTTGTTTCCATTCTAATTCCCACTTAGCCCAACCTAAAGCATTAGCTACTCTCATCCAATCTTCATTTTCAGAGTCTAAAGCATCTTTTATATTTGTTATTTTTTTAATTCCTCTGTCAAGTGGTATATTCGTGCTCGCACTAACTAAATTACCTAAAGCTAAAGCAGCAGGATTATCTATAGCAAAACCTTTTTCTTTTATTTCTTTTTTATTCCATTGAAAAGTTCTATTTGCTGACACAACTTTTTTAATTTTAGATGAAATTGGAGGAGATAAATTCAATAATTCAATAGCAGTATCTTGAGGGCTACCTTTATCCGCCATTTTTATTATAACATTTTTAAGTGTAGATATTGCTGCTCCATGAAAACCAATACCCCTTAATAATGAATCCGCCATACCGTTTGCAATTCTAGCACTTTTATTTTTTAAAAGCTCATCATCAGGATCATTACCAAACATCATGGCAAATAAAGCTTGCTGTAATGCGTTAAACATAATATTTTGTACAACACCATAATACATTATCTTAGACATATTGGTTTTATCATCCCCACGTCTATTTATAAGATCACTAGCAGCTTTTTGCATTATTCTAGCATATTGTGATGGTGTGTTTGCAAAAGCTAATATAACGCGCCCTAATTCGCTGGCTTGTTGTTGGCTAATTCTATCAGGTCTGCTTGATTGCTGAGACTCTTCAGATATTTCTCTAAAATCCAAAAAAGCTTTTTGCTCAGCTTCAGTTTTTGACATACCATCTTTGATATATGAATTAATTCTATTTCTATAAAAAGCAGCCCCCCCAGAGGATATTGCAAAACTATCCGCTATTTGTGTTGGTAAAAATCCTAATTTTAATATTTTAGCAACAAAAGCTTTTGCTTTATTATTAGATTCAGCTGCAATTTCAGCAATATCGGCTTCATTAACATTAATTTTTAACCCGTTACGTCTAGTTACTAAGTAATCAGAATTCATTAAAAACATTACGTCTTTCCAATATTGAGGTTGATTAGCAAATGCCGCAGCTGCTTTCAACGGATTATTATCATTCCAATTTAAATAATTCACTGCAGATATTGTTTGAAGAACAGCTGATCTTGAGTTAAAAAACATTATTGTTCCTACTGAGCCGTTTATCCAATCAACAAGTCTATTTGTTAAAGCGTCACCACCTTTGGATTTTCTGTTAGTTCCAGTTTTCATACGTTCGAGCATGTTTTCTAAAGCTAACCTATATTTTTTACCAAAAGCAGCCTCTAATTTATTTAAATTTGTTTCAGAAAATATTATATCAACATTTTGTTGCCATTTTTCTAAAGCTTGCTTTCTAGAGTCCGTGTTTAACCCTTGTAATAAATCTGTATTTATATTGCCAGCTAACCAATTTTTGTCCGGTTTTATGTATCCATCTTCATTTATTGTCATTAAATCGTTAGCAAAATTTCTTAAAGAATTATCTTTAGCAACAAATTTATTTAATTCTTTTTTATCAATTTGAGATAATCCATCAATTTCAAAACCGCTTTGTGTCCATATATAAACTCTAATTGCTTGATCAACAGTAAAAGGTTCTCCAGGAACTTTTTCATTTAAATCTTTAGGCGATAATTTAGATAATTTTGTAATTTCATTATATTTATCAGCCATTTTTACCCTAGTGTTAGATATATCAACCATTGCTTGGGCATAAAGATCTGTTATATTTTTTTCAATCCATTTTATTTGTCTATCTCCTTCTTTTCCTTTTCCAATAAATTTATACATTAACCCCATAAAATCCTGTGCTGATGGAGGTATACCTATTATATCAAATTTGCCTTTGTCCTTACCAGCAACAGTAGCTTTAGCTCTAGCATATCTTTTTCTTGATTCAATTTTTGTAGAATTTTCTAAAATATCATTAAACTCAACATTTAAATCTATACTTTCACTAGGCTTTATATTTGTAAACACCTCCGCAGTTTGCGGTCCAGCTTTTATTGTTTTAGGTTTTACAACAGCATCATTGTTGCCAAAAAATAAATAAGCTCTTATATTAAATTTTGTTTTTGTATTATTTTCTCGGGTTTGATCAGTTAAAGAAATTTTTATAACAGTGTCTAAACCAAAATTGTAAATATCTTTTACTTTTAATTTTAGAGGATTTGTTCCTAATGACACCCACCCTTTGTCACCAAAGTACATGTATTGGTCCCCTTTACTTTTATATAATTTAACTATTGGAGCCACCGTTGGTAATGTTTTTGTAGCTGTTCTACTAATAAGTTTACTTAACCATTCGCTCATTTTTAATGGCTCTTTATTTATATCTTTTTCTGTTGGATGAAATTTATCTGTAATTACAAATCCATCTGAATCTAACTCATATGGCAGGTTTGCTTCGTCTAATTTTTGAATTATTCTATTGGTTATTTTATTAGCCTCCGCAAACATTTCATTTGCTATTTCTGGACCAAATTCATTTAGTATATTTTTTTTACCATTTTTAGACCCTATTTTGTCACTAATAGAATTTTTAATTTCAAAACCGTATTTTTGTCCATTGAGTTCAATGTCTATATCAACGCCTGTGTCTCCTGTTTTTAGCGCTTTTAAGTCAGACATATTAAGAATTTTAATTCCCGGTATCAAAGCTTCTAACTCTTTCGCTACAAAATACTCTAATGCTTGCCCTTTTCTATCCTTTAAATTTAAACCATATTGTACTTGCCCAGCAATTAAAGCGGTCCAAAATACATTAAAATTTTCTTCTAAACTAATACCGTCTAAAGAATTAACAAGATCTATAATTAAACTAGCAGATTCAGAAAATTTAAAATCTGTAGCTCTATCAATTTCTTTTGCAACTTGTGATAAGTAATTGTCATCAAACTGCTCCCCTTGCATTTCAACAATGCTTTGTATTTTATTTTGTATTTCTGGATCTCTTATAACGTCTAATGTAGCATCAAAAGCAATTTCTTCAGCTAATGCTTCCGCTAATGCTGTTTTTCTTGTTCCTTGCGTAGACCTACCAACATCTTCACCTAAAAAATAATCTACAAATTCTTTATTTTTTATTTTCTTTTTTCTAAATATAGGATTTCCTTGAGCAGTTTTTTCTCTTTTTTGTTTTCCATTCTCATCTAAAACCGGCTCTACAAAAGGTTTAAATCTTTTATTTAATGTAGACTGAGGTATTATACTATATAATAAATCAAAATTAACTTGCAAAAATTGCTTATAATCAACACCTCTTCCTAAAAATTTAGCTATTGTAGGTTTTAATTCTGTTCTAAATGCTTTTTGTAATTTTTTTCTAAAATCTTTTGATTTAACAGATGGTAATTTTGTACCAAAAGTTTTAATAACAGAATTTTTAACTTTATTTACAATGCTTTCTGTTAATCCTAAAGATGTCCTAAGACTTTCTCTTTGATCAAGTATTTCAGGATTGGTAACATCATCAGTAACGCTTTTTGCTTCTGAAACGTCTTCTGTAAATTTAGTTTCAAACATCTGAGATGCTATTGTTTTACTTTTTTGTTTTAATCTAAAAAGTATATGTGAAGCTAAAACAGGGTTTCTTTTGGCATCATATTGTCTTAAAGAGCCAAGTATTCCATACACTGGGTCTGAAACAAGAGCCATTTCAAAATCTTCTTTCATTTCTGAAAACTTAGGAACATCTCTATATTTATTTACAATTTTTTTAATTTCTTGTTTTATATATTTATTATCAGCAATCGACATTATTGCATTTTCACCTTTATTTTCAAACATTGTCTGTATTGCTTGAGAATCAGAGGCTGCAACTTTTAATTCTGGTTCAGCTTGAACTTTTTTATCTGCTTCAATAATTAAATCGCTTAAACCAGCTTTTAATTTTACTAAATCGGTTTTATCTAAAGTTCCATCTTTTATTCTTTGGCCAAAGTTTATAAGTAAATTTACAGCATCGGTTTGACCTTTAAAATTAATTTTAGTACCCGCGACTAAATTCATGCTTTCCGCAATTGAACCTAAAAATGTTTTATTTTTAATATTGTCGGGTTTAATTTTGCCCTCCGCTACTCTTTCTAAAAAGTTAACAACTATTTCTTCAGCATTAGTAATATCTGCCGACTGAGCACCTTTTACTCGCTTCCCTTTAAATTCAACACCAAACATTTGGTCATAAACTTTTTTATTGTTTACTTTTAACCATTTTTCTATTTGTTCAGCTATTGGTTTATATTCATCGCTTTTTATTCCTAAGGATTCAAACAATGCGTTATGTGAAATTTCATGATACCCTGTACCCGCTCTTTCATTTTTAACAGCATTTTCTTTAGATATTAATTCATAAGACTTGCCTTTTAATTTAAATTGAATCCCGTTTGTTATACCTTTTCTAAATTTGTTTATAGTGTTTTGGTCAATATTTGCTCCAATTTTTGTTACGTAATCTAATAGTTGATCATTAGTTTGAAATGACTTAAATTCGTTATTAAGCCCTTTTATTTTTTTACTAGATGCCACCGATTCGTCAAACTTATCTTCAAAATACAATTCAGAAGCCTTTTGAAAAACTTTTGTTTCTGATGTATTAGTATTGTAAAATTCAAAAGAATCTTTAGCTTTTTGTATATAACTATTGTATTTTTTATTATCCGAAGCTTTTAGTAAACTAAATTCATTGCCAAAAGATTCTTCGCTTCTAAATAAATCTCTAACTTCTTGTAAATTATTAAAATCGCTTTGCAATATATTTAACGCTAATTTTTTTTGTTTGTTAGTTAGCTTGTTATCGTTTAGTATTTCCGAAGCTTTAGATCTTAATGTTTCTTGTTTGGATGTTATATCCATGTAGCCCTGAAAAGCTTCTTTAGATATTTTTTCGTTTATTTTGTTACTAATATTTGATAATATACTTTCGTTTGCTTCTCTTAATGTTTTAACCTGCTGTTCAAAGCTTTTAAAAGTAGATGAATTAGTGTTTAAATTCGCCATACTTTGTTCTATCTCACTAATTTTATCATTATTAGCTCGAAACTCTTTATATTTATCTACGTCGCCAAATTTTTGCATAAACATTCCTGCGGTTGCAGGAGCAGAATTCATTAAAACTGCAAACATAGCGCCAGAAAAAGCAGAGTGATCTACGTTTTCAAAAGTAGGCCTTCCTGTTAAAATGTTTTGTGTCATAGTAGTTAAAGACTCACCACCAGATTCAATAAAAACTGGTGCGGCAATTTGTTGACCGAAATAGCCTTTCATACTTCTTTCAACAACAGATTTACCTGATTTTGACAGAGCGTTAAAAGTGTTTCTTAAAAGCAAATAACTAGGAGCAACACCAAACAAACCTTCTGCCATACCATAACCAGATGAAATAAGCATTTTTTCCCCAACGCTACGACTAGACATAGGATCTAAAGCGTCTTGTTTTGTCATAGTGGCGTATTGTTCTCCCGCGCTTGGTAAACTTGCTGCTACTCCTGCGGCTATTGTTTGTCCCGCAGCTCCAGCGCCTGCAAAACTAGCAAGACCACCAGATGCCGCCATAGATGCAAATATAGGTAATTGAGTTGATATTTCTTGCCCTAAAAATCTACCGAAGTTTCCATCTTTGAAAGCATCTTTAAATTTTATATTAGGAGAATATTTATTCATTGTTCCGTCTACATAATTACCCCAAGCAAGATCAACTTCATCTAAAGCCTTTAAGGTTTTTTCTTTCTGCTCTTCATCGTCTTCAAAAAGTATAGTAGAAATTCTTGTAGCGTTATTTAAACCATATACAACAGCACTACCTAGCCCAGTACCAATTTTAGCTAAATGTTTATTAAAATGATCATAATCTTTACTTAATAAATCAGCACTAATAGCCATTTCTTGCATATCGGCACCTTGTGTTTTTAAATAAGGAAGCTTGCTTAATATAGCCTCTTCTTTTAATTTATATTCATCAAAGTTTGATTTATATTGATTAAATTCATTTTTAGAAATTAACCTGCCGTCTTCTAATTGTAATAATTCACTTTCGGGAACTCCTAATGTTTTAAAATTATAATTTGGGTCTTTTACCTTGTCAGTAAAGCTTTGAATTTCATCGCCTAATTGTTTATTTTGATTATACAAATCTTCAACTTTTTGTGAAAATTTCATATAATTTTCAATATCTTTTTTTACATTAGTTTTTTGAGACTCAAATTTTTCGTAATCTGGCTGTAAAACTTTACTAGATGGAATATTAATATTGCCAGAAACACTAGTAAATCCCTCAACCTTTTTGTATTTTTTATATTCAGGATCTTTATCTAAAATTTGATCAACGTTATATTTAAATTTATCAAGCTTATATTTGCTTTTTAATTGATTTAACAATTCTAAATCTAATTCCTCTCCCTCTAAACCTTGCTCGTTTTTTATTTTTAGTCTTCTTTGCTTTAATTCTTTTTCAGAAATATCTAACGATCTTTCATATTCAAAATATTTAGATTGTGTTGTAGACGAGGGGCCAGCTCTTAATGTTCCTCCGCCAACTATAACGCCGGGATTTTGTATAATTTCAGTTTTTTCGTTAAAAATATCAAAATTAGGGTTATCATCTGTACCAAATAATCTTTCCATCTCTGCATTTTGCTCGCCTGTAAGTTTTGCTTTTTCAAGCATAACAGAGGTGTCTTTACTTATAGATGGGACAACAGATATATCTTCCGTAGTTGTTGGAGTTGGTTCTGATTTTTTTATATTTTCAATAGTTAAGCCTTGAAGCTCATTACCTATTTGGGTTGGCATCGCTGGTGATGCCGAAGAAATATTTCCCGAATTTAAATCCGTATTGGATGCTTTGTTTTCTTCCACAGCCGCACCCGGTGTTGTGGACGATTGCTTTCCCTCAGAACTATCGTATTTTTCGTATCCTGGAAATAAGCCTAGCTGAGATTCTTCAACTTCGTATATCTCACCCTCCCATTTAATTTTAAATTTATCCATATAATTATAGTTTTAATGCTTCTCTTTTAAACCAGTCCATTGATGCTAATCGAGGATAGTTTTTTGTTAAAGATTGAATTGCTTGTTTTCTTGATAAACCTTGATTCTGTGCGTATTTATTTATAACATAAGGCCTAAATTTTGCCATTCTATCATCAGCTAAACCCGAGGGGTTTTGTATATACTTAAAATAAAATTGCTGATCAAAGTAAGTTTTATAGGCTTGGGACTTTGTACTTTCATTTAATTCACTTTCTTTACCTTGTAATCTTTTATAGAATTTTTCAAGGTCATAAGGATCAAACATGTCAAATTTCAAACTTTTTTGTGGGCCCTGCTCCATAACTGCGTTTGGTAAATTCATTAACGCTTGGTTTTTTTCATCGTCAGTTTTTGTTGCATATTCAGGGCTGCTAATTAATTCTTTATATTCCTTGCTATTTTTATCAATACCAGAAACTAACTTACTTTTTGGTTGGAAAGACAAGGTTAATATACCTTCAGCGTTTATACTAGAATTTTCTACACTTCTTACTACGCCACCGTCACTTATTTCGTTTATGCCCGATAAATTGTAATCCATGACAGATCCTTTAAACTCATTACCGTCTGTTCTTTCTCTATCTGAACTAAAATTATTGCCAGGGTTTGCAATTATATTTTGTATATCTGAACTTATGTCAAAAGTTCTACTCATCATTTGCTGAGGGTATAACTTACTTGCGTCTCCACCTCCTCCACCGCCACCGCCGCTTCCGCTTTGGCCACTGCTATCCTGTGGGGCTTTATAAAATTGGTCTAATACACCTTCATTTTCAATTTGATTCATAGTGTACTGGGCTACTATTTCTGATTTGCCTCTTTGAGATTGTTTAAAAATATTTTGAGCAGTTTTTTCGTCAACACCTAATGTTTTTTGAATTTCTTTAAAACCAATATTCATAGGTAGGTCTAAAATTCTTTCGACTTGATCGGTAGATAATTTTCCACCCAACGCGTTACTCATTATTTCAATCTTTTTTTCTTCAGAAATATCTACGTGGTTATTATAAATATCATTAGCAAGAGACAATTCATTCCTAGTCATGTTTTCTTTATCCAGCCCCATAGAATTATAAACTGTTCTTTTAACTTCATCCATAGCTATTTGATAGCTAGTTTCTTTTTCATTTGCCTTATCTGCAGTGACTAAATTTTTTAAATTAGCCATTGATCTATTTTTTGCTGATTTTAAATAATCGTCTTTTTTACCGTCAATAATTTCTCTTTGTTCTTTGCTAGATGATGTAAAAATAGTTTGTAAAAGTTCTGGTGAATATTTTTTGCCGTTGACTATCATGTAGCTTTCAAACTTCCCTAATTCTTTATTATAAGTAAAACTAGGTTTAGATTTACCTAATTTTATAGCATCATAAATAGCTTTTTTTTCTTTATATTTTGGTGCACCCCGATCCTCATCTTCGTTAATATCTAAACCTGAAGTATACACATAATCCATTACTGTATTTATAGGAGTGACAGCAGATTGAAAACTATTTTGTGCATCTCTTAGCCCTTTTTTATCCATTCTATTTTCTTTAGGCATTGAGAATAAACCTCCCAAGCCTTTCTTAGTGGGTTGCTCAACCTTTAAAGCTTCAGAATAAAATTGCTCCAATGCTTGGTTTATTTGTTCTTTTGTTTGCGTGCCATTATCTACAGCGGCTTGCAATTCTTTTTCCATTGCTTCGCCTTGCTCATAAATAGAATCTTCATATTCTTTTCTATCAGCAATCATTTCTTCGCCTTTTTGTATACCAGCTTGCAACCCTTTATTAAAAGTGTCTGTAAAAGCTTTTACGCCTGCAGTGTAATCTACTGTATATGATTTTGGATTTTCGTATGCTCCCATAATTTATTAAAAGTATTTTTTTGGAAATATGTTCGAACTTGGTATGTTTGCCGTTAACCCTCCTGTGAACTTATTAGGATCTAAAATATCACTAAAGCCACTTTTTGTGCCCCCTAATGATAATCCATTTCCGCCACCAGACATACCTGGTGCACCACTTAATGATTTTTTAAACATTCCGCCTCCGATTGCGGCACCCGCTAAACTTCCTAACGCCCCAAATGCAGCACTAGACATTTGACTAGCTTGTTGTCCGTATTGAGCAGCTTGCATTGAAGCTTGATCTGCTTGCCCAGCTAATCTATTTAATTTAGCCACGTCTCTTTTTTCTTGTGCCCCAAATTTAAAAGCTTTACCTTGCGCTTCTGCTCCTTGGACTCTCGCCGCTTCGCTCATTCTTAATTGTTGCATTTTTTGCTCTCCTTGAGCTCTTAACCTTGTGTTTTGAGCTTCTTGTTTTTCAATACCAGCTGCAATACCGGCTTTTGATCTTGCTGCTGCTTGTGCTAAAGCAGTAGCTCCCCCAGCTCCCGCACCTGTAGCTCTTAATGTATCTAAAGTAGTAGCTAAACTAATATCAGCCTCAGCGCCTTGTATTTCAGCAGCTTTTGTAGCCACTTGTAAATTAGCAAAAGGGTTTGTTACCATACTGCTCAAATCCTTAACGTTTTCATAAGGATTAATAACAGATTGCCTGTTGTTCTCTAAATTTGTAATTTGTTTATTTAGTGCAGCTGCCTGCTCTCTAGCTCTTCTAGCAGCTCTTCTGGCTTTCCCAGCACCAAATAGGCTACCTAAAGCTGACACACCTGCCGAAATTCCCATTGCTAAAAAACTCATATATTTTTATTTTAATTTGATGATAATACCGTTTCAGATGAAACAGCAAATAATTCTTTTTTCGATGTCTCTGTAGTGTTTGTTTCAAACACAGATGATACGTACATTCCTTTTATTCCTGACATAGCTTCTCCAAATATTATTTCGTTTTCATCAATAGCTGAACTATTTTGTAAATAAGATAAATATTTGTTTTCTTTTTTATTAAAAGCCTGTAGGCCAGGTAAATCATAATCTAAAGCGTTGCTATAAGCACTTATATCAAAAGCACTATCAGTAAAGTTAGCATCGTCTAAATCTGTTTTTATGTTATTGACTTTCCAGCCAGTTGTTCCTTCGTAAGATAAATTTTTAAATACTTTTACCGCCGAAGGAGTATTATTTAATATTACGTTTACTTTTGATGTATTGCTTACATTATAAAAGTTATTGTAATTCGTTGTTTGATAATGTTTGTAAATATTTGGGCCATTAAATGTGTATAATACATTTTTTAATGTAAACCCTGCATTAGGCTTATAAGTATAAAAACTTGTCCAACCTTTTGAAGATTCATCATAACCCAAAGTATAATATTCTGAATCGTTTTGAAGCGATAGTACATATTGATCTTTTACATTATCGTATATACCAACAATTTTATTAGCTGTTTTTAAATTATCTTTAAACCAGCTTCTCATACCATAATACGACACTTCAGTATGGCCATCTCTTGATAGCCTTATTACAACCCCTCTTTTTTTATCTGCAAAGTATTTTAATCCTCCTTTTATTGCAAAACTTTCAGGATTTGTACCAATTCCATATCTTCCTGAAAAAGGTATTACTTGGCCAATAACTATATTACTTAAAGATTTTATTGAGCTACCTTCTGCAGTGAACACTGCGTCTTTATCTATTAGTGCTCTACTAATTTTATCTTCTTGTAATATTAATAAATTAGTATCTTCTGCGTGTAGCTTCTGTATACTACCCTGTCCACTATCAACAGCTTTAGTATTAGATTTTCCAATACTAAATTCATTTAATTTATTTACACCTGTTTTAGAATTATAAATACCAGAATATATTAAAGCATTTTTTCTTCTTCTTTCTGCATAATTTTCATCAGTAGCAAAAGCTCTAGTGGCTAATTCCATAGACTGGTTGTTAAATCCACCTTTTATTCTGGATTCTTCAATATGAAATTTTCTGCTTGCATGAGCGGGTTTTATAATAAAGGTATTAAAATAACCTATTTCTTTTGCTATTCCCATGTTTTAAATATTACATGTTTTACCGTATGTCTAATTATGGATTCCCCTGACATGACCTAGAATTATCTATTGACTGCACAATTCCACCACTATGTCTTACGTCCGCATATTTTCCTTGATCGTACTGCCCGCCAATAGGTTGTGTTAATATAACACCAAAAAATGTAGAACTTAAGTTTGAATTTGTATATATTGTATCCCCTTGTTCTATAGCACTAGGGCCAGCTAATTGTGGTTTTGTTATATATAATGTTTGCGTTGATGGTTGACATAATCCTGGAGCGGAAGATGCTACAAAATAACTAACTAAAGTTCCTGGCGTTATTGTTACATTTACAGTATGCTGATCAAATGAAGGTGCGGAACCAGTATTCCCAGCATCAACAACTTTAATTTTTACGTTATAAACATTACCGACTGTACTTACAGCCATATAGGTGTTTAACTTAAGTTGTCCCGGACTTGGATTACCAGCATCTCCCGTGTTTGTAATTGTAAATAAATTACTGGATGTCACGTTTGCACCACTTAATAACACTTCTTCTATGCTATACACTAAACCTAAATCATCCCTAGTAGTATCTTTACTTCCATTTTCTGTTCCAGCCGCCGCGTTTAAAACAACACCACCAATAGTATAATGTAATGCGTTAGCTGAACTTGCTAATGAGTTTGAAAAAGTTGGGGCTGCGTTCGTTAATGTTATTACTAATGTGCCATTTAACTGCTCCCCGTTACTATCTGTTACTGTTATCGATACATTATAAGATTCGCCGTTGGTTCCATAATAAAATACGGGATTAGTAACCCTAAGGTTACTTCCGTTTATATCAAAATTATTTTTTAAATCTGTATTTAAATCAGATTGTGCAAAAACATTATTTAAAACAAAAGACAAACTAGACATTGCACCACCTGATGAATTTGTAGCGCCAAGTGCTCCTATAACTGTATTTGCAACTGCTCCCTCTGAAAATGTAGTTCCTGATATTGTTAATGTTGCTGGCCCACCAGTGTTGCCTAAGATTTGCGTATTTAATTCTGTTACTAATCCAGTTAAAGAAGTTTCATAATATATATCTAACGCGGACTCTATCGGTTCTGTTTCAAATATTGATAAGCCTAAAGTACCTAAAAAGTTCAAAGGCTGTTGATTTTTAGGGCTACTACTAACAGTAATAGATTTTCCATATCCATCTGGTAATTCAGCTAATAAAGGATTCTTACTGTAATTATGAAAAACTAAATAAGTGTGTCCTAGTTCTTGTGCTGACCCAGTCGCTGTAGTATCAAACAATTCCAAACCATGATCCATTGCGGTGCCTATACTTATTACATCTACTTTGCCTTCTTCAGAATTATATATATAAGGATCTGAATTTGTACCCGCTGGAGTTAAAGCTCCATCTACTATTACAGGAAATAAAGCCGATTCGCTAGGACTTGTTGTTTCTTCTATAATTCCGCCAGCTCCAGGTTTTTTGGGAACTTTATTTATATTATCTCCGTGTAAAACTAACCAAGTTCTTTTATCTGTGTCGCTAAAATACAAACTTGAATGTGCAGATTGCACGTTTGAATTGGGTATATTATCTATAGCATGGGGTGCATATACATTGTAATATTCCTGCTCTGTTTGTTTTACAACAGCTTTCCATGAGTACCAACCAAAAGGATTTAAATTCGAGTAAGCATTTGGAATTATATCATTAAACTCAATTCTTAAAGCATATCCAGGCCAATTAGCAGAATCTCCCGTATGTACAGGTACTCTTACTGAAGATTTATTAGTATCAGAAGGTAATATAACTGGGGATTGTCTTCCATATTTATCAGAAAGTACTAAGCCTATTTGATAAGTACGCCTTGATTTAACAGATTGATATGGGTATTGTATATTCCAAGTTCCAGTGCTTATTCTGTTTGCATACCCTGCTTCAAAATTAATTGAAGGCAAATTATAATTTTCTTGAAAATTACCATAAACCAATCTGCTGCCAACTATTTCTTGAGCTTTTGCTTTTCTTGGTACATTATCAAAAACTCTTGTTAATTGATCTTCTGGTAAAGTTTTAAAAGGTAAAGTTAACTCATAACTGTAAGTAAATAAATTACCTACAACCCCATAAGAAGCATTATTAGTAACATCATTATCTGTTAACGGTATTTCAGCAACTGCTTTAATGCCAGGGTTATCAGCTTCTTTGTAAAGTATTTCAATTTTATTTATACCGTAATCAGAAGTTACATTATCAGATGGTAAATCAACTCTTAACTGAACCCTCCCAACATCATTTATAAAAGAATCAACTTCTGTTGTTGATGCTGCAGAAGCTATTTGTGCGTCAGTTAAACCAAGGGATGTGTTGTATGTTTTGGGTATAAAGCATGTTTGCGTAAACGGCGATATAACGGAATATTCCCCATCTTCAAATTTATATCTATACGCAAATTTTATAAATTCTTCTTCAATTCTATCTTCAGAATTTTTAAAAGTTAAAGTTACGGTGGCGCTAGCGCTGGCTTGTTTTGTTAATGTTATTGTTAAACCATTGCCACTAATGTTTTTAACGGAGGTGTCCGCGGGAATTCCGGATCCAGTAACAGCTTGCCCTATATAAATATCATTATTAATACTACCGGTGTAAGTTATACTATCTGAGCCTGATGTTGTTGCAACTGATTGAGTTGTAGTCAACTTCTGTAATCCAGTTTGATTTAATGTAGGATGTAAAATATTTGGAGCGTTATAAGGATAATACTTAGCTACGCTAATTTTAGCTTCCGAATTATAATAAGATGTATTTTCTAAAGCTTTTATTATATTTATTTTTCTAGGCTGATTGTTATCATCTGTCCAAAATAACAAATCATCTATTATGTTAACTCCAGTAATTAAATGACTAGTGCTAAAATTTAAAAAATTTGATGCATTGTTTATTATAGTAATTGGAGAAGAATTACTGTTTGTATTATGATAATATATATTGTCAGCAACACCTCCGCCGCTAACAAAATAAAAAATTCTATTGCTACCGTCCGCTTGCGACTCAGAATCAGCTATATAACCTATAACTTCTCCACCATTTATATTACCAATTTTAGAGTTACCTTTTATATTTTGAACAACACCAATATCAGAACCATCAGATTTAGTTATATGGATGTTTTGTGCGTCTACGTATTCACCATTAGGTATTAAACGGGCATCGAGATCTTTATTCATTTTACCTTTTAAAAAGGTATTTTTGATTTCTGGCATGTATTAGTGTTTAATAAATTTTGATTTACCTCTCATTACTTGCTCTAGTTCGGCAATTTTAAGACTAGATAATCTTAATTTGGCATTTCTTATTGCTGCTCTTTTTTCTTTTCTAAATCTATTTATAATGTATTCAGGAAAATTAATTCTTGAGCTTGCAATTCCATATGTTATATATTTATATATTGCATCTTCAGCAAATTTGTGAACTTGCATTTCGTCATCTGTTCCTAATCCATCTGAAATATATTTTAATGTTATAATTTGATTGGCCAATTCACTTGAAAAACTAATTGTTCCATTAAGCTCATCTATTAAAAATATTCCATTTTCTTGTGTGGTTTCTGGGTTTGAACCTTTTCTTCCGCCGTACGATGTTATTTTTTGCAAACCTACATTAGTATCATAAGTAATATCTTCATCAGCAAAATTACCTGATATTTTTCTATTATCAAATTCTTTAAATCTATCGCTTGTAACTGGTGTTCCAGTTAATAAAGATCCATCCGCATCATAAAGATACTTATAATCATCATCTTGTAAAATTGATTCCGAAGGTTTTGATGTATACCTACCTGGGTAAATAATGTGCTCAACCCCAACATCATCTATAAAAGATATTCTTACATAATGGATGTAATCTTGAGGCATTGGTATAGATAAACTAGGACCAATTTCAATTTCTTGTATTTTTTCTATTCTAGAAATATCATAACTAAACTCTTGTATGCCGCGTTTAGCGTGGAATAGCACATCAGATTTGTTTGCACTAGATATTAATTTGCCATCGCCTATGTAGGCGACCATATAGTTATTTATAATATCCTGCATTGAAATATACCTATAATTACCATATCTTTCTGCTTTTCCAGTTTCTTTTACTTCAATAATTAGCCCGGCATTTGGTCTATATTGTGAATTTGCAAAAGTTATTACATCTGCATTATTAGTATTACCTGTAAATGTTACAACGCCTGATGAAGCATTATACGAATAGTTCCCTGTATTTATTTCTTTACCATCTATGAAAACAGCAATACTTCCAACTGCAGGCAATGTAGGAAAATAAACGGTAGTTATAGTAACTGTATTTGAAGAACCAGCTGCGGTAAATTGTTGTGACTGGCTATAATAAGCCTGTTGTGTTACATTTATTAATCCCATTTATTTTAATTTTCTAATTGTATTATTTTATTTTCTTCTCCGCTTGCTACTTGAATAACTGTTGGGTCTTTTATTATAATTCCAACATAACCTAATATTTTTATTACTAAATCAACTTCGTCAGATTCATGCAACTCAAAATCAGTTGATGACCCTGAAGCATATTCGTAAGACCCATTAGATGAGTTTTTTGAAAATCCCCAATAAGGATCAGCTGGTATTTTTATATAATCAAAAGTAATGTTTTCACCAATTAAACTAATCGGGCTTATTTTAAAACCTTCATGGCCTCTATAATAAATAGGGTAAGTTTTAGTTGGGGCTGTTAATTTTGATGAATTAACATAAGTATATTCTGATTTATCAAGCTCTTCAAAATTTATAGATCTATTTAATCTTGATAGGTTTACTACGCGATACATATCTGCAGGTAGTATAAAATTTCCTGTAACTAAATCAGCGCTTTCTATTGGAAATGTGTAAGGATTATTTGCGCCTGTCATTAATGATTGGGCAATAGTAATTACATCACCGGTTGCATAACCTGAACCAGGTTCTGTGACTGTTATTGACACAAAAGTATTTGTAGTGGCTACAACTGTAACTTTTAAACCTGTCCCACTACCATTTGAGGTTGTGGCCAAGTTTGAATATGTGCCAGCTGTAACTTGTGTAGGAACACTAACACCTGTAGACGTTGTTCTAGTTCTTACATTTGTGCCAACTTTTATTCCGTTAACACCATACATTAGCAATTCAGCTTCTTTTGAAAAAATATCAATTTTTTCTTTTATATTCTTGGGAATATTTGCATAGCCATTATTTGTTATATTAGCTTTTTCTTTATTTATAGCTTTATTATAATCAAAAAATGCTCTTTCTAAAAGATCGAGCTGCACTTCTCTGCCGATTCTATTAAATTGATCCGGTGTTAAAAAGCCTCTACCCTCTTTATTTATTATTGAAAGTACGGTTCTATATACTTTATTTACTGATATTGCCATTTATATTTTTTTATATAATGATTAAGCCGCTTATTTGCGGCCTAACCACCATAAGCATTTTATTTTAATTTCTTTTCAATAGTTTGATAAACCTCAACACCTTCGTCTGTTTTAAACCACGCAGCTAATGCTGAATACGGGTTTTCATCAAATGGAACTGTTATAAGTTTTCTTCCTGTCGATGCCCAAGTAAACGTTCTTTGATCGTTTGACAAAACTATAATATTACTTTCTGCAGCTTTTATACCAACATTTCTAATATTTATGTTTTCATCATTTGCTAATTCTAAGAATAACTCTGGGTTGTTCCGAGCAAATAATAATAAATCTCTTTTAAGCTCCTTAGAAGTCATCTTAGATACTTTATCACCAAGCTCAGTTCTTAATATTGCCTCTGCGTGATCAACATCTATGCCCTGTGCTGTAGTTAAAGCTTGAATTTCAAATTCAATTAAATCTAAATCATCCTCGGCTTCTTTTATAGGATTATATTCTACAAATTTAACTCCATTGTCAGGATGAATAGCTAAAAACTTTTGTAAAGTTTGTTTTTCTTTTGGAACAAATAGTTTACCATCTTTAAAAGAAATATGAGATAGTCTTTGTGTTCCCTTCATTTCATCTACAAATACTGTATTTTGATTTTCACAATATTTAATTTCTCTTTCATATCCTTTTTTTTCGTCAAAATATAAAACTCCACGAGATTTTAACATAAAAACAATTGGTGTATCATTTATAGATAGCTCGTAAATTTTATCTTTGAATTCTATAGTTGGTTTTACTTTTGTTGGTTTTTCTTTAATTTTTGTCATGATATAATATAATATAATTAATAAAAGCAAAGAATACCCCCACTATTACCGTGGGGATATACTTTACGTGAAATTTATGAATCAAATCTGATAAAGTTGTTAGCAGCCTGTACCACTAAACATCTTTCTGAAAGATAGTGAATTTCCATTTTGTCATCACCAATTGTAGATGCTCCACCTACTGAACCAGTAACCCAAGATTTTAATTTTCTATCATCAGCTTGAGAAGCTCTATATCTTACGTGTAAGAAAGGTCTTCTAACATTGCTTCCTAAATTTTGGTCATACACTGAAGATGTTCCTGCAGGAATTAACAATCCTTTTAATGATCCTACAGAACCTCTTGTAGATTTATCATTAAGATATTTCCAATCAGTTTTGTAAAAGTCATAAGAACCTCTTCTAAATCCTGTAAATCCAAGATTTAAAGCCATGTCTTCAGAATTATTAAATACCCCAAATCCAAGCCCGCCAGCCACATGTGGATTTAAGCCAGCTAATAGGTCATCGATTACTAAATTTGCATCTCTGTTTAAGAAAAGCATATTTTCTTCGATAGCTCCTTGCTTGTCTAATTCCTTTAATAAGTCATCAAATTCAGATAATACTGCACCTGAATCAAATTGATTTGTAGCTACAATTCCTCTTTCGCCAATAGCAGAAAGTAATCCTTGAGAACCAGCAACACCTACTTCAGAGTTTTCAGTGACCGTATTTGAAACTTTAGCTTTTTCAGCTTCAATTGCAATCATTTCTAAATAGTCATCAAATCTTGCTTTTGTATCAGCAGAAGATTTTAAGTACCATAAGTATCCAGACTCTCCGCCTTCACCACTTACTTGTACCCACCCGATTTGAGCAGTGTCAGATCCGTTGATTTCAAAGTGATCTTTGATAATCATTGGCTTGTTAGTGAAAGTTTTGAAACCAGGCTCAATAGATTCAGTCATACTAGCAGTTCCTTTTTGGAATTCAGAACCGTATACGAAAAATTTGATTGCTTGATTGTCTGTAGTCGCGATTCCCGCTAGGTCATCAACGTTTTGTGCACCGTAAGGCTTAATTGTTAAAGCGTTGTTAGCTGTTTCAACTCCAACTGTAACAATCGCTTTAAATACAACACTGTTTACCTCACATACTAATGTTGCCCCTTGTCTTACTGCGTGTGTTTCAGCAGCTCCAGAGTCAATACCAGTAATAGTGTCAATTGCACCTGTAATAGGATTAATCTGACCGTTGTAAGATAAGTGTAGTCTACCTTGCTCAGACCAAATTACTTGATCAGAAGACATAGGCATTTCTGCACTAATTTGTGAAAGGAATCCAGAAATAGTTCTGTTCCCGTATCTCTGTACTTCACTTTCGTAAAGCTCAGGAAGATATTGTTTAGCCCATCCGTCGTTTTGAATGTCTAAGTAGCTCCCCGGCGTAGTTATTTTTGACACCGCTGGGGTTAAAATACTGCCAGCCAATGGGCCAGCAAATGAATTGTTATTCGCCATTTTAATTTTTTTTTGTTAGTTAATAATTTTTAAGTTTAAATTTTAGCTTAGAATTATCATCCCCAGAAATAGCTTTTACTTTTATTCCGCTAGCATCAACATACCCACTAGAAGTTTTTCTAGGGTCCATGTTAATGTTCTTGGCCTCCGCGCTCATTTGCTTGATCGCGTCAGCTTTACCTTGTTCATAAAAATGGTTAGCTATTTTGTCAGGATTAGAAGCGGCAAATAAAGCTTTATGGTAACCCCCGGCGTCTTGTAACATTTTATTGTTACCAACATATTTATTGAAAACATTCAATAAATCACTTTGGGTTTCCTTTACTTTGTTAACATCTTTTACATTGAAACGGTATTTCTTGTCTCCTACGTTAAAATTAAAACCTTTAAATTCTTCGCTAAAAACTTTACTAGTTTCTTGTTTAAAATGTTTTGTTTGCTGCTGTAATAATTCTTCAGCTGATTTTTGCTCTTTATTGTATCTGTCAAAAAATTCAATAGCTTTTTGTTGTTCAGGAGCTAATCTGGAACCCAACTTGACTTCCTTATAGTATTTGTCCTTAGTTTCATTTAAAAACTTATTGGCATTTGCGACTTCCTCTTTGAGAGCAAGTTTTTTTCTTTTAATATCTCTTTCCTCATCAATTTCTGCGTCAAATGAAAATTTATCGTCTAATAAAAACGACACTTCATCATAACTTAAATGAGGTTTAGTTTGCTTATAGTATTCTCTTAATAATGTATTTTCATCTACATTAGAATAGTCAGCACTAAGTCTAACGTAATCTTCAAGAGTTCCACCAGTTTCTTCCATAAATTTTACCAGGTCTTGTATGTTTTCTGGTAAGTTTACTTCTGGTTCTTGTGTTTTTTCTTCCTGTAATACTTCTTCAGGTTCCGGTGTGGCGTCGGTAGCTTCAACGCTTCCATCCACTCCTTCCTCTTCAGTATTATTTTTTTCATTTTCAATAATTTCTTCCAGTACAGGCTCTTCTACTTTTTCTTGCTGTACTTCTTGCAGTTCCACTTTGGCTTCTTCCCCATTTTTTTCATCTTCGCTGCTTCCGCGTAACACGCCATCTTCTGGGCTTTGTTTTTGAACGGCATCTGTTTCTTCTTTTGATTGATTAATTTTTCCTAAATCCACAGTGTAATCGCCATCTTCGTTAGTTGATAGCTTTTGTACCTCTGCTTCTTTTTCAGCAATAGACTTTTCTTCGATGTCTAAAGCTTTTGCTTTGATGTTTTCTGACATAATAAAATATAATTGTTTAAGTATTATCTTGGATCAAATTGTTCTAATCCAAATCCACCTAAGTTATCAAACCCAGCGGATTCAAAGTTTTTTGGTGGTTTTCCAGATTTTCTCTGGTCTATAAGTTCACTTTGTTGTGAAGCTTGTATTTTTGTTCTTTTGTCTTTACGATCTTCTTTGTACTCTTCTTTTTTATTAATCACCTGATTGTCCTGCTCCTTAAGCTTCATATTAAGCTGAAACTCAAACTCCATTAGTTCTTTTTTGATTTCTGCTTCTCTTTCGAGTTTTGCAATATCAAACTGTGATTGTGCTTGCGCAATTTGTACTTTGCTTTCAGCAATCCCTTGCTGTTTTTGTATTTCTGCGGCGGCTCCCGCTTGAGCTGACTGAGCGTTAGCTTGTGATTGTGCTTGGATATTTTCTTGTTGAATTTGTCTATCTCTATCAAACTTTTGTTTTCTTCTTAGTTTTAATAATTGATTAGCTAACTTTAAATTTTTTATTTCCCTAACATCAATAGCATCCTCTAGCTCTATTTGTTTTTGGTTCATTGCCATTTGTATATTATTTTCAAGCAATTGTTTTTCTTCTTCATCAGGCGATAGCTGTAAAAATATACCAAAATCATGGATGTGCAACCCTTTTATTTCGTCTAAAGTGTTAACATTAAATTTGCCTAAAGATTGAATAAATGAATTTTTAGTGTTGGAATACTCTAAAACATCAGATATTCTTAAAGATATTGCTTCAGCGGTTTTTAAAGTAATATACAAACCAGCTTGCAATATATGTCGCGTTGCTGTATTACTATTTGCCGCAGCTAATTTTTGTAAACCAACTAAAGCATTTTTATCAGGGGTGCTTCCGTCCCTTGCTTCATTCAAACCTGTAACATCTCTCATCATTTGTAGATAGTAATTATAAGACTGAATTAAGCTTTGTATTTTTTGGCCACCAGCGCCAGCCCTTAACTCTTGTATCGGCACTCTTCCATTATTAAATTCACCATCTTGTGTCATTGATCTACCAATAACTGAACCAGTTTGGAAAAACATGTTCAACGCTTCTTGGGGATTGTAATTAGTTCCATTGCCTAAATCAACTTCTGCTAAACCATCAGCATCTAAATAAACGCCATCTGGAACCATACGTGATAAAACTTGTTGAAGCTTTAAATGTGTAATTTGAATCATATCAGCAAATGATGTCATTCTACTAACTAAAGATTCAGTTTTTCCTTTATACATTCTAGGGGCCACAATATTATAACTCATCTGAACTTTTGTAATATCAGATTTAGGCCTTGTCATATTAACAGCCTTTTGCCATTTTAATAATTTATCATGACCAACAATTTTTGCACCCTCATATAAACATTCTATAGATCTATTTACTTTCTCAAATCTAGCTCTAGAATCTTTAGGAGGATTGAATGTATCGTCTTTTTTAATTGCTTTATCTGCACCGCTATTAGTTTCTTTTATTTTATACACTTGGTTTTGAAATGTTTTATATTCAAAATACAATACATTTACAAAATTTTTATCAGCAGAATTAGTTCCAAGCTGATTATATAATGTAGAACCATCACCCTTCCCTTCAATTTCTTCAATATCTTCGTTTGTTAATTCTGGAAATTGTTTCTTTAACTCAACTAAACTCACTCTTCTAACTTCGCCAACATAATATAAGTCATCAAAGTATGGTGAATCCGTATAAGAATATACTAAATCAGAAGGATCAACGTACTGTAATTTAATGCCTTCAGCAGTATTAAAACTATTTTTAACGCATCCAATTCCTAAAACAGCAATATCGTAATCTAATCTTTTCTTTAATAATTCGTATTTATTTAAATTAAAAACATTACTTATAGCTTCCTCTTGGGCAATTTCTACTGCTTGTTTATAATCAAGCTGCATATGAACAGAAAGTTCTTCTTCGCTTTCTGGAATGTTTTCTTTATCATTTTTAAAAGTGTCAATTCCAGTTGTGGCAATTACGCCTTCTTTAAATTCACGTAAACGCATATCTTCAACTAATCCCTGAACATATTTTGTTCTGGCAGCAGTAGCTATATTATCTACTGAGTATGCTTTCAAGTCATATGCTCTTTCTGCAATACCGTTAACAACTATATCCACAAACTTTGGAATAATAGGTACTGGCTTCCAATCTAAATTTAGATAAGATAAATCACCGTTAATGGATAATTCATCTTTATATTTTTTAATGCTTTGTTCGCCTCTAGCATATAACCTAAGGTTATGGTAGTTATCTCTATTAGAGAAATAGCGAGATCCTCCTGAATCTTTTTTGAACCATTCTGACTCAACAGCTTTAGCAATTTGAAGTCCATAATCTAAACCTCCTTTTTCTACGTCGCTAACTGCTTGACTCGGAAAAATACCTTTTGGTGATACTCTTGCCATCTATTGTATTATTTTTGAAAAATTTCCATTATTGTTATATTTAGAAAAACTAAAATTAACTTTGCTTTTTAATTCTCTTGTTTGATTTGGTGCATATCTATTTTTATTACATGCCATAACCGCCAAGCCTGAACTTATCGCCGCATCAAATTTTGTTCTTTTGTTTATATCAAACTTAGCCCAATCGTTTAATGTATTATTAAAATACATATCGCCGTAACTACCATCTCCTTTTTCACCTACGTAGTTATTTATATAACTTTCAATTGCGGCAGCATGAGCTTGTCTAATGTCTTCACTTGAATTTGGTATACCTCCAATTTCTTTTTCAGTAACCGATAATTTATTCCATATTTTATCAGGTCTATTCATTGAATAGCCTCTATATCCTCTTCGTTTTAAATAGTATAATAATCTAGGCTTGTTATTTTCTGCTAGTATTGGCATACCATAAAAGTGTAATGCCATTAATATATCTTCAAAAAACATTTCCGCTGTTTGCGGTCTAGCTATATATTCTAAAAAAAACATATTAGCAGGAATTTCTTCCATGCTAAACTTCGTGAGACCGTGTAAAGCACCCTTAGATCCTTGACCGTCGGTAGTTCCGGATATATCGTAGCTATCGCAGCCAAATGCACCACTGTGTTCGTTCCCAGGATATTTAATTCCATTTTTTAGTATTACTTTATTTTGTAAATGTGCGGGTGGAACCCAACTAATATTAAATCTTCCGTTTGGATTAGGTATAAATTCAACTTTTGTGTCTTTAATACCATTTTGCCATTGAAAGCTTCCCTTCGTAACTAAAGCACTGTACTTTGCTTCTTCGTTGAAATCTACTTGTTCGTATATTTTTGCTAAATTAAATATACTGTTTCTAGTTTCATCCCTGAAGGCATGCTCTTGAGTCCTTGGAAACTGACGATAAAATTCATTTAAACCGTCTTGATCTCCTTTTAATCCCTCAACTTCATTCTCCCAATGTTCAATAACCCCGATGTCGATATTATCTCCTTGGTGGTCTTTGACAGGGTTGCTCGGTGTGTTAAAGACAGGTATTCCATAAGAATCGATGAATCCTTCGAAATTCCATTCCATAGGTATGAACAAAGAATATAATCCCGAGCGAGTCTGTCCATTCTTATTTCTTTTCGTGACGTCCGAGTCATTATATAGTTTTTTAAAGTTTTCACCACCTTTGTCTAATGAGTTACTTGTTGAACCCATCATACACTTACCAATTATTCTTGAACCTAATCTAAGAGTTGTTTTAGTAACCCTCCAGTTGTTAAGAATGTTTTCTGGTCTTTCCCATTTACCAGCTTCATCGTGTACAAGCAGCGTAAGTTTTTCACCATCATAGCTATTGTCTCCAGTATTTTTCCAGTCAATAGTTGTATCTAACCCTTCTAATTGTAATGCTTTGTCTTTTGATTCAAAACGTTTACGAGTTAACTTTGACGCTGGCACTCTATATGCAAGTTCTGTTTTAGGTCGATCCATACCATCTTGAATCGGTTTAAAAAAGAACGGGTAGTTAATTGATATTGGAACTACTTTATCTGTAAACATTTTTTTGGCATCAGCACCGGACTTGGATAATATACCGTATCTTGAATCGGATGATATGGTTGCTAAGTTGACTGTTTCGCCAGATGCCATAAACGAAAATCCACTACGTCTATTTTTTAAATAACACATTCCGTAACTCCTCGTGTCTGCTTTACAAGCTTCCCAAAATATAAAGAATAATCTATTTGCTTCTCTAAAATCAGGTTTGCCAACATCAATTTTAGTCCATTGTAGGTACATATAATGAGTTCCCGTTATATAAGTTGGTGTTCCTTTGTTATTAAACCAATATCCCTCATCTCTTTTAGTGAATTCGGAGTCTATATAGGTGTGCCACCTTTGCTTAAACTCATCCGGATAATCTTTCCAATCAAATATACTTTTAACAGATTTAAGCTCCTTAGGGTACTCGTGTGCAACCCACTTATTATTTGTGTTATCTACGTTTGTTGGCTTGGGTAACGCTATCTTAAGACCCTGGATGCTATACACATCTCCAATCTGACCACTTTTAGATATAACTACAACATCATGTTCTTCATTATATCCATATTTCCATTTTTTAGATCTATTTAATCTTTTAATGGCAGTTATTTTTATAGGCTCAATAACCTCATATAAACTTTGCTTATACATTATTTAGACCTTCTTTCTGCAAACCCCTTAAACGTATTGTCTTTTTCTTCTTTAGGTTTGTTTTCTAATAAACCCTTTTCTTCTTCGATTCTATTTAGGATCTCAAATGCATCGAATATTGCGAGCTTTTTAGTGGCTGCAGCGTTCTTGAGTCTATCGGCTGAAATGTCATCATCAGTTTCAACAATCGGCTCTTTCGCAACTTTAACAAGTTCTTTGACTGCATCATAACCAGCTTGGATTATATTCTTTTTCGTTTCCTTGACGTTCATATTTAATAGATATTGAATTGGTTAATACTCTATACATTCTTTCACCGTCTACAATAAATTCATATTCACTACTAGGTGTAAACCCAACTAAATCTTCTTTTTCTATTAAACCGCTAATGTCTTTATCAACGTATTTTATAATGCCCTTAAAGGGCTGTTCTTTTTCGTTACTTAATATATTAGTAGATTGAATTGGTTTAACAAAACAATACCCCTTTGGAGCATTCCATTTGTTATTTCTTTTATACAAAAATATTTGATCTGATTTTACAAAATATAAATTTTCTTTATAATGGCTGCGTGTATTTCTTTCCTTACCATGTTGGTCATACCATCTTCTAAAAACATTGTGATGTACTATAACTTCATCACCAACTTCTATTTCGGTTTTTTCAGATTTTGGCACACCCAAAACTACTCCAGTACGACTAACATACCGATGGTCAGAAATTTCAGTGTTAACTAAAAGTTCTTGACCATCAATATATTTTTTATTATCGTATCTTTCGTTTTTTGGTTTTATAATAAAATCAAATAAACTTTGCATTAATATTCTAAGTTGTATTCTACGGCTATAGCCATATTTTTATTAAAATCTTTCCACGGTAATACTTCTTTTCCTTTTTTAATAAAGATAGAAAACTTATCAGATTCTTCTATAATATCACATATTGTGTGGCCACCATATACCTCTTGGCCAACAGCGTAGTGCATAGCGTCATTTTTATAGTCTCTACCTATACTAATTTTTCTTACCAGTGACATTTTTTATTTTACTTCTTCTGGTTCAATTACTTCCGCTTCTTCCTCAATTGGTTTAAATGTTCCATCTTGAATATTTATAGAAACTTTACCGTACTTTTCTTCAAGCTTTGATTGAAATTTATTTAAATCGTTTTGAACTTCACTTGCAGCGTGTTGCAATTGGTGCTTTTGTAATTCAAGATTTCCAATTTGATTTGCAACATTATTTAGTTTCCCTACATAACCTTGCAATTCTTCTAATTGTTCTGGTGTAATTTTTTGTTCTTGGTTTTCCATAATTTTAATTTTTTTTAAATTTAATTTAATTGTTTGGGTTATAATTTATTATCACTTGTTTTACTTGATTTCTAATTATTATTCAACAGACGCAGCAAAAGGCGAACGAAAGGTTTTGTCTACTGGGGCTTTTTGTAATGCAATTTGTGCATCTAAACCAGTCTTCATGGAAGCAACATCTAACCCAGCCTCTAGCCAAGCTATTACATCGCTTTCCTTTAAACTAGCGTATTCTGTAAAATTATCTTTATCGTATTTTACAGAGTAAGCCCCTACGCTATTTGCTTGGTAAATATTAGGAGACTTGCCCTCTGAAGCCCCATAGGTCCAGTGAATTGTGTTGATAACATTGTCTTTGCTATCGTGTGAAATTTTTGCGTCTAACGCATTAATTGTCCATTTGTAAGTTATTGCCATTTTTTTTTATTTATTTATTTATTTGTGTTTTTAAAGTTTCTATTTCTTGTTTTAATTCTTTTATTGCTTCAATTAATATACCTGTTATATTTCCATAAGCAACTGATTTTATACCTTCACTATTTTCTTTAACAACTTCAGGTAATATTTTTTCTATTTCTTGTGCTATAACCCCGATTGATTTTTTATCTTCACCAATTTTATTGAATTCAACACCTCTTAACTTATTTACTTTTTCTAAAGAGTTATCAATTGTTTTTATATTTTCTTTTAGAGATATGTCTGAAAAAGCAATTACATCACCGGAGGCATGAATGTCGCCATCAACATCTAATTCATATTGTGGGTTTGATTCAAGAACACCAAGATAACCCGAGCTGTTTATTCTAAGTCTTTCAGCATTTTGATTTATATCTTTTAAATAAAAATTGTTAACACCATTAGCACTAAACAACCATTCAGCATCACCTGTACCTGCACATTTTAAATATATACCATCGTTAAAATCTGTATCAACTGACAATTTATAAGATGGGCTTGTTAGACCAATTCCAAACCTACCGTTGGCATCCATTACTATTTTTGAACTACCTGAGTTTGATATAGGATGAGCTCCATAACTAAAATGAAGTTTAGCCGATTGGTTGTTTATTGCCCATCCCTGCCCTTGGGTTGACGTTGTAAACATTAATCTATTTGAATTTCCGGCAGCCCCTCTATCGTAACTAAGTATAAGACCATCCGCCCCGCTAGACGCAACGTCTAATTTTCCCTGAGGCGTAGCTGTCCCAATTCCAACATTATGACTAGAATTTACATTAATACCATTAACAATACTTCCGTCCATGCTTAAATTAACCACATTAGTACTATCGTTATATCCAACAAAACCTTTAAAAGCATCAGCTTGTCTAAAATGCAAACCTGCATGACTACCATCCGCGGGATTTATCCAAAAAGAGGGGCTATTAATATCTAATTTAGCTCCAGGAGTAGTCGTTCCAATCCCGACGTTTCCTGCGTTATCTAGTGCAATTGCTAATGTTTTAGCACCATTATATTCTGTAGTACCAATTTCAGCATAAGGTACACTACCAGTTCTACCTGCTTGAAAATACATACCTCTATCATTAGATGTGCCTATTCTAACAACAGCACCACTTCCAGTAGCATCAGATGAACCTTCAAATCTTGCCACTTCTGCAACATTACCTGCTCCTGCATCATTTTTTACATGAAATTTTGTAGCAGTAGTATCAAAAGCGTGAGGTGTAGTTGTCCCTATTCCTACGTTGCCTCCGTTAAGCCATGAATTCCCTTCTGTAAATATTCTAACTAATTCAGAGCCTTCATTAAACATTTGAAATATAGTATCATCAGCACCAGTTGCAGATGAGCCTGTTCCCATAGAAATAATTTTATCTCCACCTTTATCTAATTGAATAATTGGTCGCCCTTGGTCTGCATCTAAATGTAAAATTCTTCCAGGCGAAGTCGTTCCGATTCCTACGTTTCCTGCTGGAGTTATAGCCATTCTATACCCACCATTATAAAAAGCTAAAGTTCCATTAGTGCCTAAACCTGTTCGATCGTTTAAAATTTCCCAAGTACCTTGATCATTTATTAATGATAAAGTTGCATCCCAGCTATATGATTGAACTTTAAGTGTTACACCAGTATTTGCTGTTGGCTCGAAAACATGAAGCTTAGCTGTAGGGCCTGTTAACCCGATTCCAAAATTTCCTTCTCCGATACACACCGCTGAATTACCGGTTGTTGCAAATCTATGATTTAAAGCATCTA